CGCCCGCGTCACCGCCCGCGTCACCGCCCGCGTCACCGCCCTCTGCTCTAGAAAGACTTCAATCTGCACTCGCAGACAGTCGAGCACAGCGCGAGACTCGTGCACGAGAACTTGTAACAGAGCAAGAAGCACTGTCTGAACGTGCAAGGCGTCAACGGATCAACCTCAGTGTCGCAGAAGTACAACCGCTGGGACATCCTCAAAATCCTACAGATCCTGTAAGACGAGAGGAATTAGGTCTTCCGCCGCTCCCGAGTCAACCGCTAACTCCAGCAGGTCGCCAGAGATTCAACACCGAACTATTGCACAGAGGACTTCCGACGAGAGGAGGTAGGCGGCGCGGCAAGGGACGCAAATCTACTTTCAGGAAGAAACGCAAGAACAAGAAATGAGCGAGGACCTGGTTGTTGCAAAGACAGTGCAGACTGCTCCGATTCGTATCCTTGCCGAAGGGTTGAAATCAATGTTGGTCGAGATGAGTCTTGTGTTCGACAAGGACGGGATCCGCATGATTGCCATGGACAATACACGCACGGTTCTCACTCATATGCGCCTCCATGCATCAAAGTTTGAGCACTATGAGTACAATCACAGTGCACCGAAGTTAGATGTCGGTCTGAACACGGATCACTTTTATCGTATTATCAAGACGGCAACGAATGACGATACAATCACCTTTTCGGTGAGTCGTGCAGAGTCGAACCATATCACCATTACTTTGGAAAATGGAGAGAAGAAGCGTCGGATCCGCAACAAGTTGAACCTGCTGGATCGCGACGAGTCTGACATTAACATGCCCGAGACGGAATTCGCCACGCGCATCACAATGCCTTCGATGGATTTTCAAAAGATTTGTCGGGACATGACACTCTTGTCGGCAAAGACAGTCGATATCAAGAACGTAGGCAGCACCTTAACGTTCACATGCAAGGGTCCATTCGCGTCACAGACGGTCACGATGGGCGACTCGACATCCGATATCACAATTGCCAGGACAAAGAATGATGAGATTGTAAGCGGCACGTATTCATTGCCTCATTTGGTGCTCTTCACCAAGTGCTCAAACTTGTCGAACAATCTCGAAATTCACATGAAAAATGATTGGTTCTTGATGATTCGGTATGTGATTGCGAATTTAGGTGATATCAAATTGTGTTTGATGCCCTGCAGCACTTAGACCCGCAGACCGCCGCTCGGGAATCCAACAAGTCCGGCGCCGATACCGAAACCAGCACCCGTGCGGGCCGACGCGCCGACACTGGGCGCATAAATGTCGAGGATCGCGAACGTCGCCGTCGCCACGAGGGCAATCATGCCAATCTCCGACGCCTTCATTGTCTTGCCAGGCAGGACGTAGGCGGCAATCGCAACCGCCAGACCCTCCAAGACGTACTTTACTAAACGTGTCACTAACTCTCCCATGTCAATCCCCATCGAAGGCGTGGGTTTCGGTTTAGACTCCATTTTGTTTTAAGAGGCAGAAGAAAATCCTACCGACCACCTACTTGTGTCGGACGGGATCCAGTGTACACTGCAAGTGCGGCAAGGATCCAAATGACCCACCACGGTACAATATTGGACACGTACGACAGCACAATGTAAAAAACAAGGGCGTGAAGCAGGGACGAATAAAAGAACCCCAAAAAGGCGGGGATCAGGATGCCGGGCGTGAGCACGAACATGAGAATTGACGATGTGAACAAGGAATACATTTATCTTATGCTTGCAATATCTTTGCAAGTTCGGGGGGTGGAAGGTCCTTCAGTAGACGCTCTGCCTCCGGTTGTCCTACAAGTTTGATCAATGCCCTGTAGTCTGTGACTGCACCTACGGCATTGTCACTCCGTACATGGTCCTTCACGCTCTTGACAAGGCGATCAATTTCAGGTCCCTGTTGTTCTAACTGCGCAAAAATAGGAGGTCTTCCACCCACACGACGCCGAGATTTACGATGTTTCGTCTTTCTCCGCCTCGTATGCCGTCTGCGCCGTCCACCTTGAGACGCAAGTATACGCTCAGCATCTGCCATTGCCTTCTCGTGGTTTATCAGAAGCATTTGTTTGTATGCTTCAAGTGCCGGGTCCACCACTTCCGGGGGGACCTCTTCACCGCGTGCAATAAGACCCTTTAGACTTCCTATGCGCTCTTCGAACACCTTTAGATGCTCTACATATTTGCTTGCGTCAACAAGTGCAGGGAGTCCACCTTGGGCAACGTTGTTCGGATCTAGATTGAGATAGCGCAGCGCTTCCGCAAGGTCTGCCAGCGTCCGCATACGTTGGTTTGAATACGGATTTCGCTCCATCGTTTATTACTTGAAAGGATTTTAAGGTGTCTCTAGAAAAGGAATCATGCCCTACACTGAACTCCCAAAGACAGAAGACGGCGAGAAGGTTGATTATCTCGAGGAGGACCCCGAGATCCCGACGCAAAAGTACTGCATTGTATCCTTCATCAGTCCCGAGAAGACAATCAAGCAGAAGCAGGAGTTCTACTTTGAGAAGTTTGTGGAGTGGATGGACTATGAGTGGAAGATCAAGGGTCTTGAGCACCTGATGGCATTTGTTTCGAAAAAATACTCGATCAAGATCGATGACCTGCTCAAGGATGCGGAGGATTTTGTCAAGGTCCGCAATGCCGAGGTCAAGGCAACGGATATCTATGAGCAGTACCAGGTCTTTCTCTTGAAGAATGAGAAGGACCTGCAGGAGTTGTACGACAACAAGGTTGACTTTCAAACAAACATCCGGGGAGTCAAGGTTCGTCGCTGCTTTGCATCGGTTGAGGAGACGCAGATGTTTGCCAAGGTTCTGCAGCGTCGGTACCCGAAGGACAATCTCTTTATCGGCAAGGTCGGTATGTGGTTGCCTTGGGATCCGTCGGAGCACTTGATGCCTGAGGTCGAGTATGCGGAGCAGGAACTGAACGAGCTCATGCGCAAGTACAAGGAGAATGAGGTGAACAAGGAGATGTTCTTTGCCGAGCAGCGTGATGAGTCGATTCGCAAGCAGAAGGAGGAGAATGCCCGTCGCCGTGCTGCAAATGCTGAGGAGGTTGCGAAGGAAAAGGCGGCGGCAGCACTGCAGGAGGCGTCCGTTCCCGTGCACCCGAGTGAGGGTGTTCTGCGGGAGTAAAAAAAGAGATCTAAAGTACAATGAGTTCACCGTCGCCTCCAAGGTCTCCATCTCAAGAACAAGTGTCCCGTGGAGTAGGGGCAGCGGTGCCTGTGGCAGGGACACCTGTAACTCTTCGCAGTCAAGTTCCCGATGATAGAGGCGCTCCATTGCCTCACGAGAATGGTGTCATTGACGCCGGATCGTCCACGCTTCCAATTAATATTGCTCTCGCTTTTGGAGCAGGCGGGGGTGGGGGCGGTGGCGGTGCCGCCGACGCTGGAGACGATCTAGCGTCTAGAATGATTAGAAGTCCTATTAGCGATCAACGTGCTAAAGACATTTTAGCTGACACGATGCGTCAACCAAAGAATGCTCTTTTTCAAATTCCAGTTTCACCGTATGATCTCATCAACACATTTCAGAAACAAATCACGACACAGCGGATTACTCCCCATAATTGTGTTGCGGCATCTGCAGGACTGATTGGACTGCTAACCGAAGCTGAAGTTGAGTTTTTTAGTGTATTAGACGCATTATCTCCTACAATTTCACACAACTTTTGGGAACAACGTCTAAATTTATCTGGTCACGACATTTCTCACACCGCTACAGTCATGCCCGGCGCAGTAGCAGCGTCTTATTATGGTCTTAAACCAGTCGTAGACAAATTATTTGCAGGGTGTGCAACCATAATATCGATAAGCAATGCTGGTAGTGCGCATACAGTTGTCGTATTCAAGGATCTCAAAGGAACACCTGCAATTCTAGACATGCAGGTCAAGGGATACTCATTTGGTATAGAGAATATGGCGGAATTCATGAGAAATTGGAGCAGTGGAGACCTTCATACGAGAATACCTGCCGGCAACATAGAACTCAACATGCCTAGTGTTGTCGAAGCGGCAGCAGCAGGCGCAGCAGCGGCAGGGGCAGCAGGGGCAGGCGCAGCAGCGGCAGCGGCAGTTCCAGCAGCAGCAAGGGGAGTATGGGACCAGATCACCATACCGCCAGGTTCACTTGCAGTGGTCGCATACTCTCGAAATGTAGAGTGGAATTTTCCAGATGTATTAGGAGGTGCACATTTGTATCGGACGCGAGCATTGTTACCCGATCGTCTAGAACTATCGTATGGGTCAGCTGTGGAAACACGATCATCTGCAGATGTTGTGCGATCGATCCTATCCGAAAGTATCGGGAGACTTCCCCTAAACGGCATCGTTCCTCAACTAAATACGATTGCAAATTATATGCTTGATAATAGTTTTCAACTTGAGGACTATCAAAAGGAATATTTTCGCGATCCACTCTTTCAAAAACTACGATTAAGTATAACAGAGTACATAGATAGAGTTAGGTTTTTATTACCAGAAACGGTTTCTTCTGTGGTCGCATATATTTTCCCACTTCGGTTTTCTGCAGAGTCTGTCCTTCGTAAACAGCGACAATTGGACGCTACCGCCGCCGCCGCTGTAATTGCTGCAGATGGGGATCCACGTCTTGTAATTGGACCGATTGCCCAGAATGTTCCCGCAGTAGGGTTTCCTCAACCTCAACCTCAACCTCAACCTCAACCTCAACCTCAACCTCCGCCCCCGCCCCCGCCCCCGCCCCCGCCCCCGCCTGCTAACCTCTACCCTCCAGGCGATCCCCGAGGAGCCCCTTCGTCTCCAGGAGAAAATATGGGTGGTGGAGGGCGCATTACCGGTCGCCGCCCTCCTTCCGAACCCAAACAGAAGGTTCTGCACCCCTCTTTTTCAAAGCACCGGCCGAGTACTCGGCGCCGGCTAGTATAGCAGAGTGGAAGGGTTTGTTGTCTGCCCATAAGGTCGGGTCACACATGCGGAAAGGCGGGTGATCAGATGCCTTGTACCAAAACACCTGGTCTTCTAACTTGTTTGAATTCACATTGTTGCAAATGACCAGGCATTCGAAGTTTTCGGTGCACTGGTCCATGAAGGTACAGAACATATCAAAGGTCGGAAACATACCTGCATAATTCTCGTAGATTCTACGACGATTACCCAGGATATTCTCGCGAAGAATGAACACGAAATCAACATTCGTGCGCAGGTTGGGCGTGATGCCGAGCGGATACTGCATAGTAATGATGGTCATGAGATCAATGTGACGACCGTTCATAAAGACGTAGCGCGTCGACTCTTCCTTGATCCATGAGGAATCGTACAGACAGTCGTCTAGAATTAAGAATGCGCGGGGGTCTAACCCAGATCCTGCTCCAGACTTGCTGCGGTTTCGTGTCTGCTTTACATTCATTTGACGTTTAATGACATTTTGAACAATCTCTGGAGTGTACTTGTCATGAATAAATTTGGATGGAATCATGTGCTGAAAGAACTCGTTCGCAACTTCTGTTCCGGAAATCACTGTGCCCACCGGAAATGCATTCTGTGCCTCGTGCAGAATGTCTCGAACCAAGAAAGACTTGCCCGTGTCTTTCTTACCAATGACAACGATCATTGGACTCTTTCGAGAATCGATCTCGCATCGATCTCTGATCATGTTAATGTCGAACTTTCGCAACTGGAAGTTCATTGTATACAGGCATATACATAATATCGGTGTTTTTTACACTAATGAGTAGATCACCTTCACCCTTCCTGTGTCTAACAGGACTCTCTTATCTTTTGCCAATGTATGTTGCCTATGCCAATGGTCACTATTGGACATCGGGTGCAAGTTTGTTCCTTGCATTGACATCCGTTGGATTTCATTGGACACATCGCGAAGATATTCTCGCAGTTGATCGTCTAGCAATTCTGCAGTACTTTGCATGTTCTATCTATGAATCGCGAGGATGGAGTGCGGTGTCTACATCCGTGTCAATTGCCTATTGTCTAGTTGCCTATTTCCTGGGTCAGACGTATTCAATCATGTGTTTTGATCCGAACCCGAATGTACAGAGTCTGTTTCACGCAATGATTCATCTGTCCACTGCCACGTCTGCAGTCCTTGCCGTTGCGTGAGAAACGACCAGTTTGTTTGCGACAGAATCACAATGGTTAAGGAACTCAGGACAGTTGCCGTGGATGCAAAGGTGCACCGTCTTCCTAAACTTGCAGGGGATCTATGGGGACTTTCAAATGTCCAACCGTTCTTGCCGTGTTTAGAACAATTGTTTAAGACGGAACACTTGTCCACCGTGTCTGAATACGGTTTGAAATTCCCAGAGGGAGTTGAGTCGGTTGTAGATGAAACCCATATCAAGACAACGCTTGGACGGACACTGCCGGTCCATCGCAAGACAACGATGATCTTGTCGCCCTTTAAAACGATGAAGGGCGAGTATGCCGCACCGGGTCTCCCGAAACCGACAGACGTTGCCCGCGACATTTCGGAACGAATCCAAAGTCCCCACACTGCAGCATACGTTGGCGCACTGACATCTGCATTCTTGTCCTTGTCGGGATGCCAGCATTTCCCAACAGTCTATGGAATCTATGCGTCTATACTTCGCTCGCATGTACTGGACATTTCCGACGATTATGAAGATATTTCGGATCGTCCCTGGTTCATGAACAATGTAGGAAAAACCTTTCAACTGAAGTTGCGGGCACTTCCGGGAGCAGATACGTTCACCCATACACGGTCCCAGCGGAACGGTCTGATGTTAGGAGAGGACATTGAACTGGATGTAGACGATGTGGACGTTGCGCACGTTGACGATGCGTCGCCTACAGAGTACACCACTGAATATTCGGCACCCCAGCAATATGATGCGAGTGTAACCGAATCGTCCGAAGACGATGTCTTTGAAATTGAATCGTGTGCATGCGAAGGTGAAACGGACGACGAAGACGAGGACGAAGAACCAGAGTCCTTTGCGTGGGCAACCTTTTCAGATGTACCTGCAGTGACAACGGTCATGGATGTATGCGAAGGCACCTTTTATGATTTGCTGGACCGAGACCCCGAACACTTGTATGCATTCGTCTGCCAACTTGTCATGGCACTTACATATGCCCAACGCACATTCGGATTTGTTCACAATGACCTGCATGGAAACAATGTAATGTACGTAAAAACGGATCAAGAGTACCTGTACTACAAGCATATTGGATCGTATTACCGTGTGCCGACATACGGAATCTTGATCAAGGTGATTGATTTCGATCGCGCAGCGCTGTCGATTCGGTTGACGGGTATGAAAGATCCTCGATTTTTCATGAGTTCGCAGTTCCAGGTCGATGAAGAGGCGGCAGGGCAGTATAACATCGAACCCTTTTATACTCCGACACACGCACGGATCCCGCTGAACCCGTCGTTTGACTTGGTACGCTTTGCAACGTCCTTGTTTTGGGATTTGTTTCCGTTAGGACCTGACCACGCATACGACCATCCGCTGTTTGAGTTGTTCAAACACTGGATGACGCTTCCGGATGGGTCGTCGGTATTGTATCGGAAAACGCATGACAATCATGACAGATACCACGATTTTGATTTATATAAACAGATTGCGCGCGCATGTGCCAATGCAGTTCCGCGCAAGGAACTTGCAAAGTTTAAGGCATTCCTCATTCCCAAACTTCCTGCGGATGCGCCTTTTTTCTGCGTGGATGTATAAATGCGTCTTCCTTTCATGTCTGCAAAGAATTGGTTAATTGCGCTGGTCGTCTTCTTCATCGCGTGGCACCTCGTGACCGGCGGGGGTGCCATCTCGATCTCCGAGAAAATGGGAATGGGACCGTCGTGCAAACCGACTGAGAAGATGGAGAACGGGAAGTGTGTACCTAAGTAGTCTAGCGCATCATGCTCTTGCCCTTGACCAGGCGCCACACAAGACTGGACACAACCGCAAAGACAACCGCGTGGGTGAGGTTGACGGTCATGGTCGATCCTCCCGGCGGGAGACGGACGAGCACTCCAGGAGTCAAGAGGTAGAACAGCGTCGCAGTAAAGAGCAACTTCCAGAGCATCATGGTTTATGTTCTCCTAACAAAAAAAACTCAGAAGGTGGGTTTTCCAACAAACATTTCTTGAACCGCACCCACGAGGGGTTCGACGACAGCGTCACTATCTGGCATTGTCATTGAATAGAGTACACCCCCGGCAATCGTGCCGGCACCTCCGCCGATCTTCAATGCATCCGTCCACACAATCGGTTCACTCTTCGACCGACGATCCAAAAGATAAATGACAATTGCACTGACCACTACGATGGCAAGCGTGATTCCATAGACTTGCAGTTCACTCATTTAATTTGGAATCCACACCTTTCATTCACAGATTTAACGCTACCGAGTCTTTCGGTTCCTCCAGATGGACTGACCCAGAGTCCGACCCTGTTTCAAATGCATCGTCGCCCAAGGTAATCTCGTCTCCAACCTTAAGAGGAGGAAGCGGCGAGTCGTCTTCGTCTTCACTTTCAAATTCGTGTGTCTCATTGTCTCCAAACTTGACAGCAGGGACCGGTTCGGACACAGGGACGGGGATAGGGGTGGGCGCGGGCGCGGGCGCGTCCGACGGGCGAAAGTATGCCTGACTCACACGCTTCCACGGTATGAAACTATCAATTACATCATTCATACACGCAGAAATACTTGTCTCAATATCGCGACGATTGCGTGCCTGCTGCTCGGACGGCACTCCAACTGTCTTGAAGAGGTATGCGTTGCTCCACGCATGCCTTGCCGCATGCTTGTACAGCGTGTGTACAAAGACCTGGATCGACGGAGGGGTGAACTGAATATCGACACGAAGTTTGTCCGTCTGTTGCAGCGTAGCAAATGCACGAATGTAACTCACAAAGACACCGAGCAACAGATCTTCAAGATAATCGCACTTGGACGATGCCACGATTCGATCGACTTCCTTGACGAGCGTCTCCTCCTTCCACTCGGGAATCCGGGTAAGTAAATTCTGAAACGTGCGGAGAATCTGGTCCACTTGACCGTTGCGTTCACACGCGGTGCGCGCATTGTCGTAGATGCTCCACAACCCATCTGCCACGTGGGGAACAAGCGTACGCGACATGTTTTCGCGAAGAGTCTGCTTGACAAAGTCAGTTGTCATTCTGTTTATTTAAAGGAGTGAATGAGTTATTGAATAAAACCGACGCAATGAAATGTGTCCTCTTGCTCATGGTAAAAAATGAGTCCGCAATCTTGGAGAGGTGCCTTGCTGCAGTTGAATCTGTCGTGGACGCATTTTGTATCTGCGACACGGGGTCGACTGACAATACCTGCGAAATTGCTCGTGAGTTTTTAAAGACCCATGACGGATGCTTGACTGAAGTTCCTTGGAAAGATTTCGGGTACAATCGTACACAGACATTTGTGGGTGCACAGACATATCTTCGGAAGACTGGATGGGATCTGAAAACAACGTATGGACTGCTGCTAGATGCAGATATGGTGTTTTCTGCAGGGTCTCTTCGGTCCCAAGAGTTGGGGGAGATTGGATACTCAATCGTACAGATCAATGGAAATCTTGAATATCCAAATGCCCGTCTTATCCGCATGGACTACGACTGGATCTGCAAGGGTGTGACGCACGAATACTGGGATGGACCTACCGAGGCGCTCTCCAAATCAATTTGTTACATTGATGACCGCAATGACGGTGGATGCAAGTCGGACAAGTTTCAGCGAGATGCTGCACTTCTCGAAAAGGGATTGTTGGATGAACCGGAGAATGTGCGGTACATGTTCTATTTGGCGCAGACGTACAATTCACTTCATAAGTATACTGAAGCAATTGAGTTTTACGAGGACCGTATTGCTGCGGGTGGATGGGAGGAAGAGATCTGGTATTCGTATTACCAAATTGGCGAGTGTTACAAGGCACTCAAGAACCTTCCAATGTTCGAATGCTGGATGCTCAAGGCATTTGAACGGCGTCCAACACGCGCAGAACCGCTCTATAAACTTGCCAGGCACTTCAGGGAGTCTGGAGAGCACTACAAGGCATATCACTATGTTCTCAAGGGTCGCGCAATTCCTAGATCGACAGATTCCCTCTTTGTGGAGGCAGATGTGTATTCCTTCTTGTTTGCCTATGAAGAGACGATCTTACTGTATTACATTGGTCAGTCGAGCAAGGGTGCGCGTGCATCAATTGACTTTATGTTGAGACCTCACTGTCAATACCAGGACAATGTGTATTCGAATCTCTTTTTCTATGTCGAACCGGTTAACCTACCGAGTGTGCCTCATCCGATTCCGTGGGATACACTGGGAGACGATTACCATCCGAGTTCCGTTGCATTCTATCTTCAAGATGGAAAGATCGTGCACAATATACGGTTTGTAAATTACAAGATTATCCCGCAAACGGGATCGTATGTCATGAAGGAGAATGGCATTACATCTGCAGACAATAAGGTGAGGACACAAAATGTGTGGTACGACCCTGCATCGGGTAAACACGAAGTACTGCTGGATGCATCCGTGACTCTGCCTCGACGCAATGCGCATATTGTCGGTCTTGAAGATGTGCGCGTGTACCACGATGCAAATGGACATCTCAAGTTCACGGCAACCACATGGGAGTATTCCGAGAAGATCCGGATTCTTCATGGGCGGTACCATCCTGCGCTCGCAATGTATTCTGACTGTGTACTTCTCGACTCTCCTGGAAACCAAGAGTGTGAAAAAAACTGGTTGGCAATTGATGGAACAAATGACATGATCTATAGGTGGTACCCTTTGCAAGTCGGGACTCTCCAAGGATCAAAACTTGCCATCCACACTACACACCCCACGCCGTATTTCTTCAAACACCTGCGGGGATCTTCAGTTGGATTCAGACCGCCGCAATATCCCGACGAAGTGTGGTGTATGGTCCACTTTGTCGAATATTCGACTCCTCGCAAATATTATCATATGCTGATGCGACTGAACGCATCGTACAGTCCGCTGTTTATTTCACTGCCCTTTCTGTTTCAGTCAAAAACAATTGAATATTGCTTAGGATGTCTTCCGAATCCGTCGTGTACAGTTCTTCACTGTTCCTTTTCGACAATGGACGATATGCCTCGATTGGTTTCGATTCCTGTGTCAACCCTCTCGTGGATCCCAGTCAACGCGAATGGCGTATGATCGGTACTCTGGATCGCCTGTAAAGAGACCATGAAGTTCAATCGTAACTGCACACGATGGAAAACAGTTCTTGATCCACGCATAGGCAGTATCAAAGACAAGTCCGGGGGGCATGGACTTGGATACGATCGACGTATGTCCGGACCGTGCCGCACTCAGAATTTGAGCATAGAAGGTTGCCGCATTGAGTTTTCCGAGAAACACATTGGTCTGAGACTCATTCCGAAGTTCACTGCAACCGATTGGATACATTTTGAAAGAGTGTGTTCTTATATCGGACACCTTCGTTTTTATAACTTGATTGTCACCGACTTGCCTGTCGATCCCGCCTTACGACTGGGTTGTTTAGGCGGACCCACATTTGTCTTGATATCCCGCAGCAACTCCTCAATGTTCAACGACGGGGGTTTGATCTCCGGAGCGGGCGCAGAGGCGGGTGCGGCAGGAGGCACGACCACCATCGGAGGTTTGCGCACACCGATATTCACACGCTTATCCGCCGGAGGTTGCTTGGGCACCACATTGGGCGGCGGTGCGGGCGGGACAGACCCCTGCATGAAACTCATGAGTCCAGCAAGAGGATTCGGGGCATTCTGCGGAGGGGGGACACTTGCCGTTCCACGCATCTGCTGTGTCTGGTTTGCCATTGCTGCCTGGGCAAGCGAACGAGCAATGTCCGGATTCTGGCGCATAATGTCGTCGATATTCGGGATCGGTGCTTTGCGTGCCATCTGATTGGTCAAGTGGACCATGTAGATCATCATGCAGGTGCGAAGCGGGATGCGGACCATAGGGTGCATCTTCATGTTCTCGCCGTACAAATCGTACAATTCTTCGAAATCGTCTTCGAGATCCACGACATTCATCTGCGCTGCCTCGGACAGTCCGTCAAGAGACAGACCAAATGCCTTGAGCATTGTCACATTCTTCGACCCCCATTCCAGACCTGACATGCCTGTAACGAACCATTCAGAGAACTGCTTGATGGTGGAATCCATCGACTTTTCACGACGAATGAACTCCAGTTCCATCTTCATTTCTTCGAGCGGCGAGTCGACCGTGAACCGTTTGCGCATCGGGACGCCAAGTTTGGACAGACGCTCAAACTTGCGCAGAATCTCATACTTTTCCTTCATCAAAACCTCGTCGGACATCCGAATTGGTTTTGTGGACGTGTATGCGCCGGCATTCAGATTATCGAGACCGTCGACCTGCCCGGGACCTGTGGTCTCAAAATTCGGTACAAGCGACGGTGCCGCTGGAGGCGCCGATGACGAGGGCATATCCGTAAAGTCGAGGGTTGGCATCTCAACGGACTCGAGATTTGCAATTCCGCCTACGACTCGAGGATTCACAAGAAGATCTGTCTCCATCTTTGTTGTTTGGTCGGACGTGGTTCTGAAAATTGGAACGCGAAGTTTTCACCTCAGTGTATAATGATTCCTGTGACTCAGTACGTCGACAAGGGCGAGGTTGAAAACCTCCGTAAACTTTATAATAAACAGACATCCTCTACGATCCCACCCGGTTCGACGGATCAAGTTTGGGGAGAGTTACTCCAACGGTTTCATGACCGATGTACGACAGGTGCACCTGCATGCGTGGTCATGTCCATGTTGACAAAATCAAAGGCACCATCTGACTGGAAGAAAAATCGATACGAATGGTTATCGTCCGACGACATTGATGCGGTTGAAAAGAAACTTGCGAAACTCTTTGACGACTATTACTTTGTCGGATGCGTTCCAATTGATTTTGACTTGAAGACAGAAGAATTGTCGCAATGTTTGGTGTCTGCACTCTGCTCAATGAAACTTACGAAACTGTACAAGAGGGGATACCGTCGAATCGGAATTGCAATCAATACAGATACCCACGAAGGAACGGGCGAACACTGGACAGCAGTCTTTTGCGACATCCGTCCAGAACTCGAATTTCCCCGAATGACCTATTTCGATTCGTATGCGTTCAAACCTGAACCCGAAATCAAGCGACTGATGAATCGATGGGCAATGCAGTGGGATGAAACGGGTATTCATTCGAAACCCATGCAACTCACGTACAACAGTACTCGACACCAGCGAAAAGATTCCGAGTGTGGCATGTACTGCATCTATTTCCATATTAACTGTCTTACCGAGACGCCAATGAACAAACGGATTCCCGACGAGGCAGTCAATCAAATTCGCGACCTTGTCTTTAAAATTCCCCGTAACTAACAATGGCGCCTCCTACACCCGAAGAAACTGCCACGGCAAAAAAGGTCGTGTCTGTCATTACGAAAATGATACCAATGGGTGAAACACCTCCGTGGATGATCAATACGCAAAGCGTATTCCGTGAACTCTCAAATCGCATGCCTGCGAGCGGTGTGTCGCTGGACGAGTTTGAGCGCTTTATTGAAAAATTCAAGGCATCTCAATCCTATCTGAGCGACGATGTCAAGATGTTAAAGAGCAAGTGGGAAGAGCAGAACCCGACAACTGCATTGCAATCCTTGAGGGCAGATATTCTTGCCGCGTACCCGGGTGCTCGTGGTGGACGTCGGACCCGCAAGACCCGCAAGACCCGCCGTCGGTCGCGCACACGATGAATTACTTGGGACGCAGATTGTGCGCCTTGTACGCAATGTCGTCGCCTACCTTCATCTTGAGGGATGGCGAGAAGAGACGACGATCGCAGATTGCCGTTGTTGTGTTCCAGATCTTGACAATGTGGAAGTTTCCCTTGGGACTGAGTGTCACGCCGGCAATGCATTCATTGTTGCTCTTGAGAAAGGAGTCTGCCATGCAGTGCACCATGCAATCTACAAAGACCGTATGCGTATCGCTCGCATCGACCTTCTTGGACCATGCACCTCCCCTCGTGTTCTCTGGACTATCCCAGAGCGGTGGAATTCCGTCTCTCATGAAGAAGAACATGCCTGTTTCCCATACATCCTTGGGGATTCCGTCAATGACATTCCAGAACTCTGCAACTGTTGTGATCTTGTAGACTGTCGTGTAACTCTTGAGCGCATAGTCGCTGTCGTTCGGATCGTGATACCAAAGGGTCCACATTTTGTCTTGGGTCCGCTTTACCTCTAGATTTGAAAACACAATTTCGTTTTTTTGTGAGGAAGACAGTAATGAGCGGTGCACCGAAACCACCCCCGCCTAGAGGACCGAGTCCGGGGATGCGAGATCTTCAAGGAAAGTATGAAGAGGTGTCGAATGAATGCATGGAACTGCACACGCGAAATGCGGAGTTGTTGGAAGAAAATATAAAACTGAACAAAACACTTGCTACATTTCACACCGATCTTGAAGAGTGTCACCAGAAACTACGTGAAGCAGGGTTGTCCGATATGCCGGCGCTACAGGGTGGCACGCGCAAGCACCACCGGCGTCACAGACGTAAGCGGACGCGCAGGGTCCCACGGAAGTGAAATGAGTGGATCGGATTCCCACGTGTATTTCTTCATCCAGAGCGGTCGCGTCTCCGTCTCTTCACTGTAAAACTCGTTGGGATAGACTCCACGATTCGGCAAGATAAAGTCAAGTTGGTCCTTGATCCCGAACACAGGTTCGGGAAACTCCCACGACACTTCGAGCGGTGAATCCAGATCAACGAGTGTCTGCACAAGAGGTGCTTCGGCATACGGATAGACCCAACACCAGTCCGGTACTTGAGAGGTTGTAAAGTACTCGAGTGTCCACAAGTACGTTTTCCAAAATGCATAGACAACTGGTGTCCAATCTAAAATGCCGTCGAGTCGAAGCGCATGTCTTGCTTCAAGTGCGTGTGGTGTCTGGACTGCCTTTCGTTCGACGAGCACCCTTGCTTCAAGTCCTGCCGCCTTTTCAAGCGTTGTGTTCATTGCCCGTGCATGACCATCTTCTCGTAACGAAAACATTGCAAGGGTCGGCATAAAGTCATTTCCAAAACAGAGGATGCACTTGCGAACATATGCATCTACCGGTAACGGCAAGACACGTGCAAGTCCCGCGATGGAGAATGCGTCATCCTCTCGAAGTAAGAAAATAGACCCGAGATTGCATTGTGCCAGCGCAATGAGCACCAAGTCTGCATCCAACCCATAAATGGCAATACGGGTTCGGTCAGATGGGTCAAGTCGTTGCAACCATTGAAATATCTTATGTTCCCCTTCCCCATGTTCAGTAGTTCCAGATAGTTCAATCTGTGAAAACTGGTGCCGAAGTTCACGCTCGAGATCGAGCATGTACTGCGTCCCAGGCGAAATTTGATTTCGATCAAACTCTCCTGTATCTGATTTCTTGAACCTGCGATATCTCTGCTGCACAATCTTTGCATAGGGGACTAACCCGTCAAATGCAATGTAAATCCGCGATGCAGATATGCGTTCAAGATATGCGCGAAGTCCACGGACAACACTACCAATCGGATCAGAATCTTCAAGTACTTTATGAATGAAACAGTTGAAATCAATTCCGAGGACATCGCATTCAAATGTAGTGTACCGTGTCTGAATGTCTCGATGTCTGCGAAGGAGGGATGCAACGTAATACGGGATACCCATCCCTGTACATCGTAGAGTCTCTTAAAATACGTACTTGACCTGCTCCTTGTCAAGGAGTTTGATCCAATGAGGCGGTACACCTGCACCCCGACCGTAGGACAGAGGAATTGCGTCGTTTGTACCCGGTTTGGTGCGGATACAAAGATAGGGCATTGACGGTACATGTGTCCACCCCCCTTCCGGGCATCGATTGTAACACATATTGCCAATGTTTGTTCCATCGATCAAGGGCGAGACTTCTGGATGAACAGACTTTTCCTTGTTAGGGTCCGTCGAATGAATGTAATTTCTATAATTTCCATCAAACGCATTCAAGTCTCCTCCAAAATCAGAGGGTCCTGGACACACTCCACCGCTATCAAGACGTCCATAGAAATCACCTGTAAATCCGCCGATACATCCAATAATTGTATTGTACCTGCAACTGTCCCACCCAACGGAACTACAGATCAACCCTTCTGTCCGGTACCCATCGCGACAGGGCGCCAACCCGACAGGTGTGCCTATACCGCGACTCACTGTATCTGCCCAACACACCGGTCCCCGTCCGTGGTACCCTGGATCGCAGTTTGTATAGCAGAGTCCGCTATTCATATCCGGTTTATCGGACGGACACTTGTTCATACCAAATAGATTGTATCCAAAAACGGAAAGGTCTCCGAGACTCGAAGAAAAACAAATGAGCAGGATAAAAAGGACTAGGAGTAGGATTCCGACTCCAATCGGGAAGGTGGATGGACTTCCAGATGCCTTGTAACTCTGATACCACGTTGAAAAGAAATAAAAGGTGATTGTCACCCAGAACAGGACCCCTAAAATATAGAGTCCGATGTCGCCTGCACCCGAAAAAATAGACGTAAACGGCGTCCACAATTCAGATGGAAAGACGTAGGACACGAACGTTTTTGTATCCATTCCCCCCAATTGTTTCTAGAGCAGAAAACAATGGACCGACCTGCACCTACACTTCAACCGTTTCAACGTGCACTCATGGCACAAACGGCAACACTTCCAAGTGGACCTACGTCGACGGCATACCCGTTTCAATGGATGCTTTTCAAACCCCAGGCACATGCAGTGACACCGTTTCCAACAAATACGCCGTCTCGACTCAGCAATTCTTTGCTCAAGTAAATTCAAATGGAGTTCGTACTGCTAACAGGACTTGCTGCCCTGGGGTATGCCCTTGCCAACCAAAAGGGTGGTCCAAAGAACCCAAATACAGAAGAAGACGAGCACCCTACGAGAGATGCAAGGGAAACGCTCGTAACCCCTGAACATTTTCAAACTGGACAGGTTGAACTTGAACAGGCGGAGACGGGACACAACAACATGGTTCCCTTTTTTGGTTCACGCATGACACAGTCCATGTATTCCGGTGCCACAGATGGTATTTTGGACACCTTTACAGGCAGTGGAAAGAATACGTTCTTTCACAAGGAGGAACTCCCTGCATTCTTTGCCCCTGAACCTGGAACGGGAAATCCGTGGGGCGTTCAGATCGAGACAGACTTTGAACAGTCTCGTCAGGTGACAAGTCAACGCATGGCAAATGTCTTTCCGGTGGAACGTACCCAAGTCGGACCGGGCATTAATGACGGATACACCAATCTTCCATCCGGCGGATACCAGCAGGATGCCGCTCGCGAGTACGCCTTGCCCAAGACGACGGACGAGACCCGCGTTGCCTCCAAACCGAAACTCACCTTTGCCGGCGACACAGTTCCGGGTGCGCACTACATTACCGAAATGGGTCTGCAACCGCCCGTCAAGAAGAATCGTCCGGACAAATTTGCTGTTCTTGGACCGGAGCGCCTCAACACGACAACGGGTCAGCAGGTTGCGTCGGGCATCTACCCGACCCAGGTCATGAAGGAGCAGAATCGTACGACAACGTCGACAGACGCAATTGTGGGCGCACAATCTGCTGCCGGTGGATACCTCTCGTACATTCGTGCCTTTACGGAACCGTACCAGGAATTCATGAAATTAACTGTCGTGGGTCGCCCTACACCTGCAGGCGCTGTGGGTGGAAAGACAATTGCGTCTGGACCTGAATCGACGAATGTGGCAACACATCGCGACGAGTCGATCTTCAATAACGTGCGTGGATTCGAGGCGCCAATGTATACCTTGGGTGGACAGGCACCGACGGCAGATCAGCAGGGGTCTATGCGGTACACGGAACCCCTCAAGCAGGATGTGTATGCGCGCGACATTGGCACGAGTGGATTACTGGATGCATTCAAGAGCAATCCGTATACGCAGAGTCTTCAGTCTGTATAAACAATGGATCTTCTCAAGTATTCAGACACTGTCTTGACACTTTGCTTAAAAGACAAGACACCTCGTGAAATTCATAACATTGTTCGATCTGTTGCCGTATATCCCAATCGACTTCGTATCTGCGACTGTTCAGTTCCTCCGTGGACTCGACAGACCTTGTCGTTTCTTGGCGTAAATTGGAGTCACGCAACCACACAATGCAGCACCTCGGAGTTGACCTTGCCGACATTGAGCGCACGCTTTTGATTCGACGCGCCCAACTTGCAAACACCGCATCCTGGATCTTTAACATTGTGTGTCTGGTCGTGGTTCTAGGCGGATTCGCATACTTCTTGTCTGTCCAATATACGGCAACGCAAGAGGCAGTTCCTGAAAAACGTATTCCATTTGAACCGACCATGTGGTACTCTGCAACTCGAAATCTTCGTGCCGAAGAGTATGGACGACAATTGGAACCTTTTGAAATTGAAACTCGATATGGTATACAGGGGTCTGACAACGGAAGAGGGTACCAAGCAGTTTGAGGCAATCAAGAACCCACCTGCTGTAGCGCCACCCACGTAACAAAGACCGTATACATGGTCGTTGCCGCAGTTGATGCATGCATGAGTGCATGCCAGGGTGTCGCACGACTGTAGTCTTGATCCCAAATCATAGACGATGTTCTATACCCTCCGTAATATGTGTACACCGTGTAGGTCAACCACACGGCATATGCAGGCATGGAAACCCATCCACCTTGTAAAATATAGACTAGAGTGGCAATATGATTGACATGATTCAGAGGAAAGTCTATCCATAAAAGACCAGGGTACTTTGTCGCATGGTATGTGGACGACACACATGCCACGAGTCCATAGATCACTGAAAGAAAGGGGAGATTCACCGTGTAACAAAGAAAAGACGGAGCAAGAAAGAGCAATGAAGATGCGACAAGGTACGGATTTGGGTCCATTATACGAACCAAATCTGTCTCTCTTTAGATTAATGAACGACTCGATCCAGACCTCGATACGCATAGGTCTCTTTTCATCCTGGGAACTGTCTGCCTATTGCCATATTTTTGAGAGCGTGTTGGTTTCCTTTCCACTCTCAAGTTGTAGAGACCTAGATAATTTTGATCCCGCCCGACTTTGCGACGATCCATACCCTGTTGGAAATCGTCCACGAGGGCAGGACGATTTGGATTCAGTTGCATACCACAGACGAGCAGTGCGAACAGACCCTATCTGGGTTGCAAGAAGGAATGGACGCTATATATTATTGGACGGTGCCCATCGTATCGTTGCCGCATATTTGGAAAAGAGGAAAAGTCTTCCGGCATATTGTCTGGACTACACCAGGTGGGGGTCGAACCCACGATCTTCCGCTTAGAAGGCGGACGCGTTATCCACTACGCTACAGGTGCACTTGTATTTACGTATCTTCGTGTAAATAGACAAGAAGGGATGTCGATTCAGAATCCAGTGGTCCCAACACTCTACAAATACGAACAATTTGGTCCATTCGTTTTTACCTTTCCGATAGGGTATCAAGTGTTTGGTAATCCTCTCATCAATTACCGTGACGGAACCTTTGCGAGCAACTCAAGTGTCTTGCAGCAATACTGTTACTACGATCCAGTGGGGTCCAACGTGGTGTTTGGTGGATCCAATTATCCGAATGGCATTGCCAATGCCACAACCGCTGCTGGTGAACAACTCCAGTTTCTGTGTCAATTGTCGACGGACACTACGCAGATTGCCTCCAATTCACCCTTGACTGTCGTGGTTGGAAATGGACGCTTTACATTTGGAGGTCTCACCTTGTCCAACCAGACCTTGTACTTGGGTCAAGTGTACAGCAATGTGATTGAACTCAGAACAGCAAACCTTGCCGTGACAACTGTCTACTCGTCGCCAAACCTGCCGATCGGCATGTCCTTTGTCCAGGGAAGTAACGGGACACAATGGTTTATCAATGGAAGTCCTCAAGCAACGTATGCACCGGCATCCTATCAAATTATTGGAACCAATGCTGCAGGGAACGTGGTGACAACAACAATGACCTTCCGAGTCCTGTCTCCGCGCATCTTGCTTACAGGTGTACCCAGTCCGTCACTCACTGTAAATCCACAGTCAAGCGAGACCTTTATCATTACTGCGTCTGGGAATGCAGTCGTGACCCCCGGTAACTTTCAGTATGTCAACCTGCCAAGACTTCCCGACGGATGCAGTTTTTTTGACCCTACGACAGATCCACCTATCGATCTCCCGACGGGGACTCCATTTTCCCCAGCGGACTCGAACTGCTCGATTGGACTCTCGTGTATTGGAACTACGAGCGGTGCGGAAGGTCTACTCGGATCTGGAACCTTTACTGCAAATCTGAGGTCTACTGCTGGATCCTTGTCAAACACGACACCCATTGCATTTTCGTACACGGAAGCGGTCTTGTTTGTAGGGTCTATCAGGGACGGTGCAAGCATAGATGGATTGTATACAGGTGTCCCGATCCCGAATACATATCTGCTTAGCGCACGCAGTTTCTTTCCAGGGACTGCGGTGAGTGCGAATATCAAGTCAATGACCTCGACAACACTTCCGCCAGGCGTATCCGTTACCTTTGATTCAAATACTCAGCGTGGATTCTTGACGGGAACACCCACCACTGCAGGATCAACAACATCGACCCTTCTTGCCACAAACAACAATGATATTGTCGGTGAAATGACGATAACTCTTACAGTCGCAATAGACACGGTGACCGTTACGCCTGCATCTGGTGGTTCTAACACATTCATTATAGGTCGGTCTCTATCTCTTGATCCGGCGATCGTGTACACTGCAACATCCAGCGCAAACCTGCCCATTACGTCCTTTACATCGTCTACACTTCCGTCTGGCATTGCCGTATCGAAGGTTGGGTCAAACCTTACATTTTCAGGTGTACCCACGACTCTGTACTCGAATACAGTGACACTTACGGCAACGGATGGAATTGCAACCGGAACGTCCTCTCTAACCGCAATTGTAGTGGACGATACCTTTACATTTGATACCTTGTCTATGATATATCTTGTCCAGAACATTCCCATGACGCCGGTACGTGTCCGCGTAAACTCGACCACAAGTGGACTGCCTATCCTCACGTATTCATCCATCAATATGCCGCCCGGATTGAACTTGACGTCTGGTGGACTCATTCAGGGCACACCGCTCGTGTCTGGGGTTCAGACTGCAAACGTGGCGGCAACAACGGGGTATTCAACCGGAAGTACCCCGGTTAACTTTACCATAACACCCGACAGTATGCTCTTCCTTCTGCCAAATGGAAATTCGTATACATGGTCAAACGGACTCACTGTACCCGTGACTGCAATCTCGTACAGTCAAATCCCCGGATCCAATTTTACGCTTTCACTTCCTACGCCCTATGGACTGACAATCACTTCAGGGGGTGTACTGGGAGGAACCTTGACAGACAGTCTGCCTCCCAACCAGGTTTTGCCACCGACAGTTGCATTTACGGTTGGCGCCACTGCAGGTAGTTTGACAGACTCCTCTCTTCAATTCACACTCGCAACACAGAATGCCTTGATCGGACGCACATTCTTGACTGGGTCTACAGGATTGTTCGTATCTGATTCGACCTCCAATACATTTGCGAACCCGGGGACATGGACTGCGGTTGTAAACGATACAGTCACAGACTTTAAAATGAAGAACATGTATGTGGACTGCAATGTATTTCTTGCAGCGACAACCGCACTGGGTGCGACGCCTCCCTTTTTTAAACTCTATCGTTCTATTGACGGAAACACATTCACCCTACTCGATGTACCTACATACATTCAAAAAATCACATACGATGGTACTCGGTGGTATGCTGCATCCCTTAGTAACGTCTACACGTCTACAGACGACGGACTGACATGGACTGTACTTGCAGGCACATTTGCCGGAACCCCAAATACAATTCGCGCAGTCGGAGGCGCAGTCTATGTGGGGACGACGGTTGATTTGTATGCGTACCCGGACAGATACGGTGCCCTGATCTTTGAAGCGGAGAGTATTGGACCGACAAATGCAATCAATGTAGATCTTCCAGGGACGATCCTTGCTGGAGGCGCAAGTGGTCTTTACTTTTCATCCGATGGATTTGAATGGAATATCGTGAGTCCAATTGCCGCTCTTACAGGTGAGGTAGGGTTCAACAGTGAAATTCTGTATGGAAACGGGACCTTTGCGTTTCTTGGCGAAGTGAGTGGAGGGTACTCTGTCTTTTACAATACAACAGGCGACGCACTGAACAACATCAACTGGGTTCGAGATAGTAAACTTGTGAATGGACCTCTAGGATTCACATCTGCAACTGGATGGAGTGTCGCGGATGCGACCAAGATCTACCAGACGCCCGGATTTCCATCTTCGTGGTCTGCAGGTGTTCTCCATGGTCTCAGTGCGATCGGACCTGTCTTGTCGCCCACAGTGTACGTTCGACCCCCGGGAACAACGTCCTTTGTGACAACACTGACACGCACACTAGGGTCTGGACCTGTATTCACACTGCCAACCACACAGATCTATTTCTTTAACCTCTACCTCACGATTGTCCCTATACAATTTATTGCAACAAATGCACTGTATTATTTCATTGATCAAACGGCAATTCCACTTGGAATGACATTCAATGCATTGACCGCAACACTTAGTGGAACACCAATGCGAATTTTGAACAATTACTCGCTCACAGTCTTTGCCACAGATGCGTCGGGGAACATTTCCAGTTTTACACTCACCCTGTCCGTCAAGGTGCCCTATGCCGGTCTTCCCGATTTAATCAATGCGTCGTCGTACACGGCATACTTGCGTGACCAGGTTATGATTAACGGTGCCCTGCGTGCGATTAACAATGAAGTGTATCCAGGCGCTGCAGTCGTTGGTCCATTGATGGGTCCTTCGCCCTCCCCAGAGGTCACAAACAAGGTGATCCCCTACTGCGATCCACTCGAGTAAAAACGAACGGGACATGGTATAAGAAGTGGAGTGACAATGGCATTCACATTTGTGGATCTCTTTTGCGGGATCGGTGGATTCCATCACGCACTGACTGCGCTGGGTGGACGGTGTGTCCTTGCGTCAGACATTGATGCCAAGTGCAGACAGAATTATCAACTGAATTTTGATCTTGAACCTGTTGGCGATATCCGTGAGGTTGTAGACGTTCCGGACCACGACATTTTGTGTGCAGGGTTTCCATGTCAACCCTTCAGTACCGGCGGACATCGTGCAGGGTTTGCCGACGAGGCACGCGGGACCCTGATTTATGAAGTGGTTCGTATCCTGCAGACCAAGACTCCAAAAGGGTTCCTTCTTGAAAATGTCAAGGGACTCTTGAGCATCCAAGAAGGACATGTGATGCAGAGTATACTTACAACACTGGATGAGATTGGGTATCGTGTCACAGTCAAGATTCTCAGTCCTGATGCGTTCGGTGTTCCGCAGCATCGCGAGCGAGTTTATTTTGTCGGGATTCGGAAGGATCTAGGCACAGTGGATATTCCTCCGCCTGTAAAAACAGTCACGACTGTTCTCGATCCACCGGATCCCAAGTATGCGATCAAGCAGGATCTAGTTGATGCCATCAATGCATGGAATGAGACGCTGCCGGTCTTGAGATCGTGCAACTACCATCATTCCGTCTATCTTGAATACTTTACAATTGCAGAGGACCCGACGTTCCAAGAGTGGAAAAAGACGTATATCCGCCACAACAAGGCACTGTATGCGTGGCACCCTGTGTTTTGGGATGATTGGATGCGTCGTCACTCTGCAGTTCTTGCCAAGGGGAAGGTGTACACAAAACTCGAGTGGCAGGCAGGGGACTATGCGGACACCTCTTCGATCTGGGACCATTTCATTCAATTGCGGCAGTCGGGGATCCGTGTAAAAAAGACGGACAGATTTCCGACTTTGGTGGCAATGGTACAGACGCCGATTTACGGACCAGAGCGCAGATTCTTGACTCCGCGAGAATGTGCGCGTCTTCAGAGTTTCCCAGAGACACACAAACTTGCAGACAAGGATCCGGTTGCATACAAGCAATTGGGGAACAGCGTGAATGTCAATGTAGTGTCTCACGTGGCAGGTGCCCTGATGCGTGCAATCATTGCCTCATAAAGAATCTGGGTTGGATCCATCTCAGACACCGTCGAGGGTGGCGGTGCCTTGAACTTGATCACGTGTGGAGACTGCAGACGCCGCAACATATCTTGGATGAATGCCTTTTTCATGTTCAGGCGTGCGTTGGATTGCGAATACAACCCATCCTCACCCGTCTTCATCCACCCGGACGCTGCAAGAATTGCCTCGTCGAGATAGAGGAATGTACACTCGTCTTTACCACAGATTGTGATGAGTGTCGGGGGCAAGGGCGCGATTCCACGCTCGCTCCCAGCATAGTTTGCAATCGTAATGTCTGACACTGCTGCACAGTTCTTGATGGACAGGGTGCTGAACCCTGTAATGTCGAGATCCACCTTCGTGGACTCGGAGGCGACGTTTTTGCAGGTGAATCCACAGTTTTCGATGAGTGTGGCAAGTACGAGTTCGCAGATACCACCCACAACAAACTTGTTAAGACCCACTAGACCTGGGTTGAAGGCAGTGCGGGCATCGTACATGTCACGAATTGCAGTGGGGGCGTGGTCGCTTATAGCGAGAGTTCGGAGGAGCGGGTCGAGGACACGGTACGGAACCCAAATCTCGCGAGGAGGTGCCGTGTTCCGCGCCCGCGTGAGTGCTGCAAGTGCTCTCTTCATTCTTACTCTATGTCTGCTATGAATGTAAAAGTTTCATTTTCATGTAAAAAGTTTTTGTTCTGCTCGTCTTACACCGGTTGATAGAAGTCAATGTACATGTAGGGGCGGCGGTGGTGTTGTCCGATGAACAGGTTGATATAGACGTGCATTCTCTTCATGCAGTCCGTGCACGTGATGTAGTTGATTGGAGTTGTAGTGTTCATGGTTTCCGTTGAGATTCTGTAGACAAAGGGCGTGTTGCTGAGAAGCATCCCACAGAGATGGCAGTGGGTCGTCATTTTGAACTGGACTTGGTCTGATTGTTCTTTTTCAATTTCGTTTTTCATGTAAAAAGTTGTTGTGGAAATGTCTTCAGATAAACTGACGATCAATCTTGCGCAGATCGTCAGCGTCATACTGAGACCACATCTCCTCCATGGCAACCTTGCGCTCGTGCGCCAGGTCGCCGCGGCGGTTCTGGAGAATCCAGATCCAGTCGTCCTTCTGTCCCTTGGTCATGTTCGTCCGCAGACGGCGCTCGATCTCCTCGATGATTTTCTTGAGTTCTTGAATCCTTGGTGTCCCGTAGATGTGGTCGTAGCAGACCCAGCAGTGTCCGCATGGAGACACTCCGCCGCGTCTGTGTCGGTTGCACGTCCGACACGGGTCGTCGTACTCGGATGAGCACCGATAGCACATCTTGCCTCCTGCAGAACACTCACACTTGGAGCACATTCCCTTGTTCGCAAAAACGTGCTGTGTCTCGCAACCGTAGCAGAAATCCATGACCCCACGCATTCCTTTTTTATTAGTCCTACATTTCGTTTTACATACTTTCGTACGACTCGATAATGTTCTGCAACGAGTCGAGCATAGACATGCGTTGAACATGGTGAGGACGAACAAAAGACCTACACTCGTCAAGTGTTTTCCACTCTAGACCAGAAATTTCACGAGTCTGCATGTGTGTGAACCTCTGGGTTAGATCAATGAGCGCAGGTTTCACGAGAAGTGCGACAAAGTAAATGTGTCGATACGTGACATTGTTTAGACCTACAAAGATCTCTTCAAGCAAGATATTGTCCACGACAATATATGCATCGCGGACAACGTTCGTCTCCTCTCCAAACTCCCGAATCGCGCAGTCAAAATCAGATTCACTCCGAATTCTGCGTCCCTTGGGAAATCCCCACTCAGGTTCCTTGTAGACAGACGGATTGTCTTCAACAAGTTTCGCAAGGTTCAAGGACAAGAACTTATCTTTCGACAGCGTAAACTCAGGCGAACTCGTGTCTCCCTTCCACAGTCGTTGCCAAATTGTTTCAAACGGTTCTGTCGTAATCTGATGCTGTTCATCTTGCGTCATATTGACGATAAGAGTTGATACATACGTCTCGTTGGTTGGATCGTACTTTCCTCGCATAAATTCTGCAAAACTCATACTGTCTTTCCGGCGGATCATTAAGAACTTTACGTCCTTCGTATTGATAGGCAGAGTTGGAGTGTTGACCAAGACAATACCGGATGAAATAATCGGACACCTGCACGTCCTGAATACGTGTCCCTTCTCACCACAGTTGTTGCAGTACATTACAGATACACCAGGTTGGTGTTGTGAACTGAGGGTTCGTTTTTCCATTGATCTTCTAATAAAGTTCCCTTGTAAACATAAATGGCGACCCAGAGTCCGCTTCAACTTCAGGTGACGACTGTAACACCGTGGATAACATGGTTATGGGTTGCTGGCGGGATCCTTCTCCTTGTCGCGGTTGTGTACTTTTTCTTTTACGCTGCGTCTATGGACATAATCGGTCCGACCATCACGTCGAGTCCTATGCCCACGTCCATTGACGGCGCATCCGGTGCGATTGTAGGTGCTGGTGGGTTTCCAATTGGACAGATAACAGACTATGGACTTCAATACTGGATGTACATTGACAATTGGGACTATCGATTTGGACAAGAAAAGGTTGTCTTGCAGCGCGTAGACCCGACCAATGCTGCAATCATGAACCCTCGTATCAGTCTTGATCCCGTGAGCAATACGCTGGATGTAGGAATCAGCATTTACTCGGGTGGGTCGACACAGGCGTCCGCATTGGGCAGCGGTGGGTCGACAGATGATCACTACACCTGCACGATCGAAAACGTACCTCTGCAATCTTGGTTTGCAGTGTCCGTTACTGTTTTCCAAAAGAACGTAGATGTCTATATTAACGGGAAACTCGTCAAGTCATGCGTATTACCAGGGATCGCAAAACCTGCATTAGGAGATGTGACAGTTGGTCCGGGGGGTGGATTTTCTGGTGCTGTCTGCGGTCTCGTTATCCAGGCATCTTCGCTTGACCCAAGCGATGCGTCTGCATTCTATGCTGCGGGGACACCCTGTTCATCCGTGACGTCCTCGAGCACTACAAAGAATAACTCCCTCTTTTCATTCCTTGGATTCTCGTTTCTCTTTGGAATTTACGATTCGAATGGCAACAGTATCTTTACTGGAAAACCAATGACCGATACAACTGCAACGACTGTATCTAGTTTTTGGCGTGGAGCAACCGGGGGCACCGGGGGTACCGGGACTAGCAGCGTCAGTGGATGGGGTGGATGGGGTGGATGGAGTGGATGGTCTGCGCCTGCAAATACGTCAGGTCCTTCGGGTCCTTCGGGGACTACGGGACGGTCAGGTCCGTCGGGAACGTCTGGACCGTCGGGTTCTTTGGGTGCCTCGGGTCCTTCAGGTCCTTCGGGACCGTCAGGTCCGTCGGGACCGTCAGGTCCTTCGGGACCGTCGGGTCCGTCAGGTCCGTCGGGCGCGTCGGGTGCGTCGGGCGCCGCGTCCTAAGGATGTTCGAGGACCCACAACCCCTGCAAAAAAGAATCGGCAAGATCGTCCTTCTTGGGGTGCTTTGCAAAATGCTCCTGATTGACTTCGGGAACGAGGACACGCGCATGGGCAATTCCAGTTGCCTTGCGACCCTTGTACGTTGTCGTGGAATCGGTCAGCATTACGACATTCGACAATTTGTGCGTGGCAGACACACCTGCACACTTGATGCCCCGCGCCGCAAAGTACATCTGGATCATTGCCTGGACACCGAACATGCGTCGATCCATCTGGTTTTCGACACACACATGATCAATTTTTCCCCACGTCGCAAGACGTCCATCGAGACTCTTGGCAATACACGGTGCCAGATCAAGGACAGATCCAGACAAGGCAGATCCAACACTCTTCTTCCATCGATTTTGCGTATAATGATTGTACAGTAACTTTACCTTATCTGCCTTTTTCGCAGAGAGTGGAAACCCATTCTTTGCCATTTCGGCATCCAACTCTGCAGGCGTCTTGTCAGACAAGGACTTTTTCGTGATCTTCTTTGTCTTGGGATGGTGCTTGCCACACGCAAATTCGCCACCACTCGCATGCTCCCATGATGCGGCAGCAGGACACTTGTAGCATCGAGGTGCACCCAACCCTGCACGCTCGGCAAGGACATCAATGATATTCCAATCGACAATGCGGACATCCTGGCGACTCGTGCCCTCGAGAACACAATAGGCAAGGTTTCGAAGTCCCACGTCCAAGGAGACGATCCTCATTGCATCTATCTCGCGATTTTCACGTAAATCACCGAGAAGGACAATGGATACATTTTGTGCCAATTTCAAGGCAATGCCCCACGACGCGCGCCGGGCAAAACTTGACCAGATTCTAGCATTTGTCCGATCCCAGAATGCGCCCGACATTGCAAATGCCTTCCAGGAGTTGCGCAACTGTTATCCGGTGTTTCCGCTTTTTAGGACCGAACGTGAGTTCAGAGAATACCTTGCATGGGGCGAGTTGATCTCACATGCAAAACATCCGATGGTACATCATATTTTAAGTCAAGGATAAAGACAATGCCGTGTGATTGCACGTCGAACATTCCGAGCGCACCGATTCGTTTGAGATGGGTTCGCAAAGCAGTTATAGGATTGCCTACACCACCTCCTACGCCGTTGCCTTCAGTAACGATACAAGCACCGATTTTGCGTCCCGCTTTCCGAAGGGTATTCCGCGTTTAGTCAGCATCTCGCGCAACTCGGACGATGTCTTGCTGTCTAACGTATCCGTATCGATCGGCGGGGGAGGTCCAGACACGACATCCGGTTCGTCCTTTACACTCGCACGGTCATCCTCCTCCTCTTCAGCGGGCGGAGGGGCAGCGACGGGTTCGGGTTCGGGTTCAGGGAGCGCCTCCTGCGGGCGGGCAATCTCGTTAATGACCATGATGATACTGTTCATGTTGGAATAGAGACGTGTCTGTTGCCAGTACAACCATCCGACCATTCCCGCGAGAACGAGGACCATCGACGCAAGAAGTGCAACTGCTGTGTGGAGAAGTTCCATTTATTCATTGAGTCTTATAACAAATTTTAGAATCTGACGGACAAGATAAATGAACGTTTTCCTTGAAGCATTGATTGTCGGTCTCGCGTTTCTTCCAATTTTTTGGGCAGTGGACAAACTTGGACAAGACAAGTGGGTCACGCTCTTTCTTGCCGGTGCCGCATTCCACCTGGTTGCAGAGGTTACAGGTGTGAACGCTGCCTATGTCCGCACCAAGGTTTGAATGAGGTTCCATAACTCCGAGCGCCGAGAATGAAATGGAATCGACCCAACCATGTTACAGAGTGCCAGCAAAACAACGTCGTCTGTATTCACATTGCGAGCACGAAGATGTCCTAGAAACAAGGAGAATACGTAATTGCGGTACTCAGCATCAACGGGTTCAAGACCAAAGATAACTTCGTCAAATCCAAGAAGAGACTGATACACCTTTGCATAATCGTAGAGTGGGTCACCATTCAATGTCAAGGTATTGCCAATACGACCACGCATATCCACACACTTGATTCGATCCTCAACCGTCCAGAGGAGATTCGCAAACCATGGATCTCCGTGCACAACCGATACGCAGGTAGGCGTGTACTTCTTGAGACGCGAGAGAAGAAGTGCATAAATGCTCGTAACATTCGGAAGCGCATCGTACTCCGGACGCGAAATACGCTGGGTTAACTTGGAAAGATAAGACTGTTTAATCTCTTCGGGGGTCACTACGATTGGAACATCGGGACAGGTATGCAGCGTGTCGAGCGCAGCAAAAAGTGAATTCATGTTAGAGGGACCGATCTGCATAGTTGTAAAAAGTCCAGTGAGTGTGACTGAATGAATATATTCAATTTCAAGTTTGGTTTCAGACCCATAGTGGTATGCTGGAAATAGACCCTGGATCCGTGGCAAGGTCTGCAAACGTCTGTAAAAGTAGAGTTCGCCTTTCAAATCCTCTTCGGGTGCCGTCTTCACGACAACAACCTTGACCTCTGTCCCAAGTTTGGATGGAAGCATTGTCTATGTTTTTATCTCGTATGTATAAATGCGTAAGTACCCTCAAAAAGGAGGCGACATGCTTGAAAATCTCGGATTTCTTGGATTGGGCGCCTACGCTGCGTCCAGACCCGGTGGAAGCACTGTATCCGGATTCCTTGGAAACCTCTTTACAACGGGACTCTACATTCTTGCCGCAATTGTAGGCATCTTTCTTGTCTTTGTCTTGATCGCATTGATGTTTGGAACCCGCCAGACATACAAGGACTTTGGTGTCGCCTTTGCGGACGATGCACCGGTCCCCTCAGATGTAAAGGGTGAACTGCAACCGGTGGGTCCGACAAAGAGTGGAGACAATAAGGTCATGACACCCGCCGGTAACGTGATCGTCTATTAACCCTGCGCGTTCGTCGTGAACTGCCTTTAGGAAGACCTGTGCTGTACCCAGGCGGAGGTACGAACGCTGCATCTCCAACCGGTTCCACTCGAGTTGCTACGATCGGTTTGCCTTCGTTATTGTAATACGCAAAGATCTCATCCCCTGCTGTTCCTGGGGGGATCACCCGTACATGGGCACTTGGGTTCTCTCGTGCAACGCGTATAAGAATGTCAAGTTCCTGTTGGAGTCGTGTAACCATTTCATTGTCTCTGACAATGTTGACGACATTGCAAGTCATACCCACTAAAATAAACGATGCAACTGTAATGCTTACATACCCTAATGCATAACATGCAGATACGCCGGACAGGGTACACGGTACGGACATTCCTAGCATAAACGCCGATGCTGCTAGTTTGCGGATAAGATCTATCTTGTCTCTCGAAATGGATTCACGGAGAATCCCAATGCGGTGTCCAAGTGCATTCGCGCCATATTCCATTATGTATACAGTCGTCTAAAAATCAGCATCCAGTCGGAGTTCCTCTGAAACTCCCCGGATCTCGCGGGAATAGTCCGACACCTTCTTCTCAAAGAAGTTTGTCTTGCCATCGAGCGAAATGAGATCCATAAAGTCAAAGGGATTTTGGGACGAATAGAGTTTGGATCCGCCCAACTGAACCACAAGACGGTCCGCAACAAATTCAATGTATTGCGACATGAGTCCTGCATTCATGCCAATGAGCGAGCATGGAAGCGCCTCGCAAATGAACTCCTTTTCAAGTGCCACTGCCTCACGCACAATCGCAGACAAGACAGACAGGTCAACTGGAACCTGCTTATGATACAATGCCACTGCAAAGGTTGTATGGAGTCCCTCGTCGCGCGAAATCAGTTCGTTCGAGAAGGTGAGACCCGGCAACAGTCCACGCTTCTTCAACCAAAAGATGGAACAAAAGGCACCACTGAAAAAGATGCCTTCAACACAGGCAAAGGCAATCAACCGAGTCGAAAAACTCTCCTGCGAATCAATCCACTTCAATGCCCACGCTGCCTTTTTCTCGATGGACGAGATTGTCTTGATCCCATCAAAAAGACGCAACTTCTCCGCCTCATCCTTAATGTACGTATCAATCAGCAAGGAGTATGTCTCTGAATGAATTCCTTCCATCGCATTTTGGAACGAGTAGAACAGTTTGACCACCTGCGAATCCGACTCCCGCTGGAAGCGAAGTGCAAGGTTCTCCTGAACAATTCCATCCGATCCCGCAAAAAACGCAAGGACATACGAGATGTAATGCCGCTCCTCCTTTGAAAGACGAGACCAATCTGCAGCGTCTTTACTGAAATCAATTTCATCTGGTGTCCAAAAGACCGCAACATGCTGCTTATAGAGTCGGTACAGATCCTGCTCCGATGCCTTGATTGGAAACAGAGTGTACGACATTATATTACTTACAACAGAAAACACCTAAATGATATACAATGAGCAGCACAACTGGAGTCCAGTCTTTATTGACAAACGTTTTCCGTCCTGTCTACACGTACAGTGGGACGGGGTTCTCAACGAGTCTCCAATTGTCGAATATCGACACTCTCTCTGCGAGCAATGCCATCCTTTACCGCGCAGATATAGGAGATTCGGGGTCGAATGTGTACGTTGGTCTTAATTCTGGAAATGCGTGGAGCACTGTGCGATCGTGCTCGAATGCGATTGGTCTTGGATATGGTGCTGCCGCAAACATAGCAAGTGTCTCGAATTCAGTGTACATTGGAACCCTTGCAGGTGCAAATTCGAGTTCAAACTCAAACACAATTGCCATTGGGTACAATGCAGGTCAATCGTCCACAGGGTCTTCGAACATTTTTCTTGGAACCTCCACCGGATGTCAAGTCGGAAACAACAATGTATACATTGGAAATCGGTTAACGGCAACCAGTACACCGTATACATCCAATCAATTTGTAGTGGGAACCTCGAATACAGTGGCACTTGCTGCCGATCTATTCGAAGGGTGTGTCTCCATTGGAAAAAGCGATACGGGAATGAAGTATATTACATCTCCGTTTACACGCTTTCCGAGTCTGAATTTGGACGTCGCAGGGTATGCGCGCGTCGAAAGTGGATTGTCGATCGGTCGTGATCCGGGCAATGCAGTCTTAGATGTGAATGGAGATTTCAGGACAGATGATGGATATGGATCATTGCGATTCACACACGACCAGTCAACTTCGAATTCTTCATTGACTGCAGTGTCCTCGAACAATTCGCTGTTCACGAACATTTTTCCAAATCAGTGTGGAGTGTTTTCACCGCCTCTGAGTACCTCTCCCTACACGATCTCTGTTCCCGGAATGACGTCAAACGGCATCTTAATTGCAATGTACGTTGCTCATTCTGGAACAAACATTTACTTTACGTCCAACACTCCAGGCACCGGAGGTGTAGTTCTTACGCCTAACGCGCAGACGACCGACGCCCTCGATACGATCGTCTGGTTTGCCCCGAAACTCTTCTAGTCTTGCGTCTACGCCTGCGCCGAGTACCGCCGTGTGCCGCATACCCTTCACCTGCATTCGACTGTGCCGCGAGCGCTGCATTGTTTTCTCTGAGCGCAGTGTCGTACTTTTGTTGCGCAGCGTTTATTTGATCGTCGGCAGCACCTGGACCCTTCAGTTTCTTTAGTTCGTCCAGGATCCTCTTTGCGGTCATGAGCGCAGTATTTGTACGGTTGACTGCATCTTGTCGCTGTTGCGCGCTCATTTTACTATACTGCAAGTGTTTTTAACTTTTCGATCATCTTTCGAACACTGACCGTCGAGACCCCGCTCGATTTCGTGACATCTGCCAGACGCGACCCCAACACAAAGAACACCACACCTGCCACAATGGTTTTTGGTGTGTGTTCCATCTCGGGCAAACGCGTCAAGAGTTTCATGACACTGTCACGCTCTCCATCATTCATTACGAGATCGGCACAAATTCGCTCAGCAATCCCAATTTGCGTATCGAGAACGCTCGATGCCTCGGACAAGAATCGAACCAGCGCCTTGCACAGTGCTCGAATAGACACATGAAAGAGTGTGGAAATCTCTTCGTGGGTCCGCGTCGCATTGTGTTGACGACATGCAGTAAAGACCGATCCTGCCATAAGAGCACGTCGAGTCTCTCCACGTGTCTTGCGCGCATCTTCGACCTTCTTGAACAATGCACATGCGTCATGAATCACTGCTTTCGGAAGACCGATTCGTGTACAGGATCCCTGAATTGCATCGAAAATACCCATCCAGGATCGCTCGCCGTGACTCGAGAAGGACCACGAAGACATTTTGGCAATTGTTTTTGCTTCTTCAGACTGTCCCGGTGTACGTCGACGCATCATCATGGATCCATACGAAGACTCGGGAAGCAACTCATTGGTCACTGCGCCCGTTCGGGATGGATCCTCTTCTGTATTCGAATACATTCGCCACTCTGCACCCTCATCAATGTGACTCCCAAGAAGGGTTCCACACTGCATACACGTCGTACTTCCCTCTTCAACTTCAGTCGTTTCGTGCGAACACTCCATGGTCTTGGGTGCATTGAACTTGCATGTTTCGTTTTCATACCTTCAATGTCAACTCAAATGGAGGAACCCATGTATGGACAATGTCCTTCCAAGCAAGTGTTCGGTTTGAATCAAGATAATTCGTGGCAATGCGGTTAAAGAGATGGACATAGGTAATCAAGACTGCCGCTACAACTGTCCATGACCAGTCCATTTCTATCCAAGTGAGATGTTCTGAGTGCGAGGCAAACGACGACTCAAGACCTCACGCTTTGTCCCACCGACCGACATGTCCTCTGCACCCTCAGGAATACCCTCAATTGCCCGCAGAGCTTCCGCGACACGCTCAGGTTGATCAGCAAATTGCAAAAAAAGTTGCTGGCGTAACGTCGATCGCTTCAATGCAGGGCGAACCGTGCGCTCACTCCTGGCAATCGTACCCGCACTGCCCTCAATAATAAAATTGTCCAGACTGTTTGTCTTCATGAACTCAAGAACTGTCACACCCAACTGCGTTTTGCGTTCGCGGATTGTCTTTGCCTGGCGCTGGAGAGCACGAAGTTCATCGTCTGCCGCAATCCACTGGCGCAGGGCATCGCGAACTTGGTCTGTATCCATTTGTGATCTCTGTAGATTTTGTCTGAAAACTAGAACTTCCAACGCTTATCGCACTCGAGGCATGTCACAAAGGTCGTCATGGGTTCGTCTGCAGATCGAGTCTGCATCTGGTACGAATCGCATCGAGTCTTGCGCTTGCACGAGGAGCAGTTCATAAAGATCGAAGCAGTTGAACGCTTCGAATACGTTGCCTTTTCCCTTTCACTCGCAGACTCAATCATCTTTGCCCATCGATCTGGATCCTGTTGAAGCGGCGTTGAATTTGCAAATTCATCCGGTGTCATTGTTGCCAGCAGATGACGACACTTGAACAATTGGACTGCACGCGTCTGATACAGGTTCTTGAACACTGGGTTCTCCCACCCAATATCAATAAACCATGCCTTTGCATCCTTGATTGTGCGCTCAAGAATTGCCGTCTCCACATGGTTACTATTAAAGTGATTCCGCACGAGTGTTCGCAGTGTATTGTCGACCAAGACATTGGATGCGTGCACAGTGTGCACCGGACGAGACTCACGATTTTCCACCGGGAGACTGTCTTCGTCCTCCGGTTCTCCCTCCTCCTCCTCAGGGGGATCCTCGTCCTTGAGTTCATCCTCCTCTTCGTCTTGGAACGTACAGGAGTGATAAATCTCGTCATACTCTACAGACTTTAGATCCTTGTACTGCGTGACAGATGCATCGTAGTCATCTACATTCTGATTGATCGAATGGAGAATTGCAATTGTCCCGGAAAACAGGTCATCATTGAACGGAGGGGGGAGCATGTGCTGATTCGTTGTCTCGTCCTCGTCTTCCGTCGAGACCCCAAAGACGGAGAGCACCACGTCATCATGTGTCAACTTTCCTTGGAACTGAAGCGTAGGTTGCTTCAGTTTCTTTCGCAACCACGTGAGGACATCGGGTGTCTTTGCCGGAATCGCAACTTCAGATAGAGTTCCCTGGTGCGAAATGAATACGGCGAGTACCATTCTTTACTCTGTGTGCATTTATTGAAGATGCCTTCGTTTTTACTTTGTTCCCGCTATAATGCCTGCAGCAATGAATCCAAATAGAATGAGTACAAGAAAGATCACAAACAGGATTGTGAGTGTGGATGCGGATTTCAGTTTTGCTGCAGTCTGGGTAAACCAACCATACTTTTCAAAAATGAGCGGGATCAAGATTGCAATAAAACAAAGTCCGATAAGAACACCCCCGGCAATTGCGATCTGCATGATCGCACCTGTGCTCGAACTTGTCTGCTGCTTCTTTTTGGCAGGGCATTTTCCGGTAGGGCATGGGGCATTCGGAGGGTAATAATATACGTGCGGAAGCGACCGAATGACCTTTGCTGGATCAATTCGCCCCACTGTACTTTGAAGTGCTGCCATATCATTGTCCGCAATCACGGCAGGAGTCTTCATAAAAATCACTCGAGGTCCAGGTGTTTCACGGTATCCAATACGCGTTTCTCCACATGGAATTGCATACTTTGTGTACGGTTGATACTCTGATTGAACCCATGTGAAGAAGGGTGCATCTGCAGGAACCAATTGAGATAGACTCCAATTTTGACCGACTGAAATGCCCTCAATTGACTTTCTACTTCCAAACACCTTCCCTCGTTCTACGCTCACTTCGGCAAATCGAGGCGAAATCGATGCAAAAAAATTGGTCGACTCTGCGGCAGGTGCCCCGCCTACGGTACCGGCAAAATTGCGGGTCGATGAGAGTGGAATATATATAGTGATCTGCTCTCCAATGCAGGCAAGCACTCCATCTGCATTTTGCCCTTCTACGCGCAACGGAGACGGATAATACCATTCAAGACGCGGAATCGAGTACACGGAACCATTAAAGGTCACCTGAAATGGAATGATGGGCAAGATGTGAATTCGATTTCCATAGTTCTCATCTGAATCAGGCATACGTACAATGTCTACGGTTGACACAGAGTTTGCCGCATTGATTGAAAATGTACAGTTCGAACACCCTTCCGATTTTGACATGGAAAGACCTGCAGTGAGATCCCCGCCCGGCATAGGGTCAGTGACCATGCGTACATTGCACGACGAGCCCGCACCCATTGTAGTAATCAACACAAAACAAGTATCGGACAAAAGACAAGCAGATGCCCCCTACGCCCGTATCGTCCATAAATGCGGACACCTCTGGGTCCTTAAATTGGTGGCAGGCCATTCTTCTTGCAGCATCGTCTGCTCTTCTTGGAATTCTCTCGGTTGTCATGGCGCAAGGCAGTGCGGGGGGTCCGCCGAAACCCCAAGTTCTTTTCAGATATGTCCCTCACTTCCTTCTACTCTTTGGTTTATTGGCAGATGCCTTCACATACCAAGGAGTATATTGGACGTCAACAGTTGTTGGACTTGCCGGATATTTTAGTAGTGGTGTACTTACGACTATCATTGACGGTATTGTCGGATTGCTCAGTAGCGCATACAGTCGCGCATCGGGTGCACCGGCATCTGCCTCTGCGGCAGCACCACGCATCGGGACTGCAGTCACACAGGATGGATCGTACGATGGATGTACGTTCCAGGGTGGAACTGTCGAATCAATGCCTGTTCCGCCCACACTCACTGCATCGTCGTCCATCATGTGGTATTTCATCATTGACAGCATTGACAATCACGGGTTCGCAAGTGCCCTTGGAAGTATTTTTGCATTCATGGCACTGTACGGTGCACAAGTGTCCTCGATCAAGGAATGTATTACAACTTTTTCATCCGGTGCAATGTGGGGATTGATCTATGGACTCATTGTTGCAGGTATCATCTATTCGATCATAAAGAGTGTGAGTCCGCAATACTTGCCGAGCAGCGTTGTCAATGCGGGTGGAAGCGGAAACCCTAAGGCCGACGCCGCCGCTGCTGCTGCGGGTCCTGCTGGCGGAGCGACCACATCTACATCGGGAACGGGTGGAGCTCCTACAGGATGCGCGGGTGCATCGTGCCCTTAGGCAGTTGCATCCCGGAACAGTGTATAATATCCACTCACGTTCCGACTACCCGAATGGCGACCGACCTCGTACCCATTCTTGAGAATAACAATTGTCGGAACGGCAATCACCTTCAACGTTTGCGCAAGACCTTCCTTGTCGTGGTGGGTATTTACCGACACCCACTTTACAGTGTCAAACTCTTCCTTCAGAATGGAAACGGTCGGTTCGATCAACTTGCAGGGCGTACAGGTCGGACTCGAAAAATGACAGGCAACGATGTTACTCATTTGTACTTGATACAACCTTTTCGATGAAGACGCTTTCCACTTCAACTTTTAGATGCGTAACTTTTTGCCGAATACTCCGTGTCACATTCAACTTCTTTTCCTTGCACAGTTCGATAAATGCCTTGAGAAGATGCTTGTCGACAAGTTCAGGGTTCAGTGTGTCCAGGTTCTCCCGCATCCACTTGATAAGGACCGGTTGAGGAATTGCCGGTCCCATTATGGAGACAGGGCATCCGGGCGCCACCTCTTCGAGAACAGGCGGTGCAGGCGCCTTTCCCTCGACACACTCTCTTGCCATACGATCTACGACATCATTCTGCCTTGACAAGTCATCCGTTCCACCCGTGTGTGCCTTCACATGGACGAATCGATGTGTCTTAAACCTTGACAGTTTGCTGGTAATGTCCTCAATTAGGTCACGATTCAGGACATCCTTGCCAACAGATGTCTTCCATCCACGCGTCACCCATCCAGTGATCCACACGGTCAAACACTTGATCGAGTATTCACTGTCCGAATAAATGACAATATCCTCGTCACCGCATCCTCGTCGCACAAGAATCTCGGCAGCGAGACAAATTGCGGACAATTCTGCGCGATTGTTCGTATGCGGATGCGTATCTGGCAATACGTGTGCCTCAGACCAATCGGGATTCTCGGGGAACCATGCGGCATACCCACCCTTTGCACCCTTTTGACCATTTGCACTGCACGCCCCATCTGTAAAGACTCGCATTATATTCTATATCTTACATAGTACTAAATGATTCAACTCCCGTGGGTCGTCGGCGGTCTAATTTTTGGACTTGTGGTGGCAACCGTTCTGATTCCACCGACTCGTAAGATTCCGTCGATCCCTGACCCCAAAGATCCGTCTGCACTCTATCGCACCGAAACTGGATGTGTTCGTCTTCTTCCAACTGAAGTGCCATGCACATCGGAACCGGATTCATTCAATCTTCTTGCATTCAAGTAATGTTGAACATTGTCAAGGCACTTGAACGAGGTGCACCGTTCTTTTCGTTTATTATTGGACTTGGCATTGCAGCAATCCTCTTTCATCGCAAGTTTCAGGTTGTCAAGACCTTGTCGGTTCCACTACCTGACGTAACTACAAAACTTACAAAGTCAGATGGAAAGTGCTATCGCTTCCGCGTCGAAGATGCGTCATGTGAATTCCCATCTTCCTTATAAACAAATGGACGACGCCACATCGCTCGACGCACTCTTGCCGAGTCCGCAAGGTCCGCAATCCAGCGGTCCTATGGTCCCGGTGCCGTCCACACCCGGACCCAGCGTGTCTCAGATGACACCGTCTTTTAAACCCACCCTGCCGGCAATGGCATTCATGTTCCGTAATTTACGTCTGTACTTTTCCTTCTTTCTTGCCGCACTCGTCATTTCCTTGTCGACACCTCGTAACCTGCTTCTTCAGTACATTCCCAATGCATACACGTCGGGTGGAGTTGTCAGTTGGACCGGTGCAGCAGTCTTAGGAGGATCTGCAGTTGTCATTGCACACACGATCTCGATCTTTATTGCGAGCATGGGGTTGTAAAAAAACGAAAACACAAATCTATATTTTGTGGACATCTACGGCAAAAATGCAGGAATCTCTCTTTGTTCTCGAGTGCTCGTATGACAAGTGGTATGTCGGAAAGGCAAAGGATGTTCTTCACCAAGTAACCTATCTCGAGTGTGGATTCGGACCCGATTGGACTCGAACCTATTCACCGATTCGGATCGTCGAACAGAAACTCATTACAAGTCCAGATGACATGATGACAGTCACCAAGCAGTACATGAAGAAGTATGGAATCGACAATGTGCGCTGCGAGTCCATGTGCTCACTTGTGTCTGGAGAGGGCAATGCACACGTAGAACCTGCTCGTTTCTTGGACCCGGACTTTGAGCGCGCACTTCGGTTCGAACTGTATGCGACCGACAGGTCCTCGTCAACAAACTGGAACTGCCAGTACTGTGTGTCGGATTACCCGACGCGAGACGCATGCCGTCATCACGAGGAAACGTGTCAGTACAAACCCGTGCCCCCACCCAGCAACTCCTGCACGCGCTGTGGACGACACGAGCATTCAACGGACCGCTGCTACGAACGCAGGCACGTGGGCGGATGGACCATCCGGTGACCCCGAAAACGAAAGTCGCCTTCCTTTTTTAAACTAGGGCATGGAGTGTTTACTGTGCAGGGTCTACGTACACGATACGATCGAGTCATCTCCTTCCCATCCCTTTGTGCGAGACAGCATTCGCAAACATGCGGCGAAACTTACACCTGAATTCATGCGACTGTTGCGGCACCAAGATACAATGGCACACTTGGCATTTCTCACAATTGAACTGGGTATCGTCAAACGAATCGGACGGGTGAGACTAAATCCACTTTACGTCGCGGCGGACTGGATCAATGAGCAACGACGACGCATCGGCGATCTCCACCTCATACATTATCAGCATTCGAAACCAAGTCTAGAGTCTACAGACGATCTTTACTCCTAGGATAATGGAACCACCTGTCTATGTGTACCCAGGTCTTCTGTTAGGTGCAGGGTACATGCTGACACCTCGATTTGTGTCCGATCACGGCATCACACACGTGATTAATTGTGCATTCCCAGACGATTCGCCTCTATGGTTTCGCACGCGGTATCCGTCTAGATATGCATGTATCAAGGCAGTCGATTCAAAGGATGTCAAGATTCTCGACTGGTATCCAAAGTTTGAAGAGACACTTCGACGCTTTTTGCGTGCGCCTGGAGTCGGTACGATCTTTGTTCACTGTCAAGCAGGTGTGAACCGATCTGCGTACCTACTTCTCTATTTTATGACACGGAACTTTGGCTTTGATTTCAAGACGTCTGTCCAGAATGTTCGCAAATTCCGCACAATCTGCACAAACCCCGCATTCATGAAAGAAATTACTGCCACCTTGTAATGAGGTTGGTACTCTATGCACTCCTTGTCGTTGCTGTTCTCTTGCTCCTCAAATCTGTACACGAGTCGTTTACCGACACTGAATATTTAAACGTCTTTGAACCCTGCGGATGTCCTGCGACAGGTACGTGCCCTACAGCATGCAAATCGTGGGAAAGTCAGATCACTGCGATTGCTCCGTCTATAGGGACATCGCGAGAGACTGCGGCAGCGTATATCCCTACACTGAATGCGTTTTATAAGACTGTGTATCAACCTGCAGCAGCAAAACCGACCGAAGCAATGGTCACTGCATTTTTGAATTCTAACCAGTCGAGCGGTACAGATCCCGGATCTATGAAACAGATTATCATGAACGGATTCCATATCGAGTCTTCGGGTGTAAAGACAGATACTGGAAAGGGAGCGTTCACACCGAGCGCAGCACTCCAACCGTCGGATGGACGCGACCAAGTCTATGGACGGTTGAACCAGAAAGCAGAGTACGTACCTGCAGATTCAAGCATATCGACTCAATTTTCGGAAGGCAACTATGCATCTGTATCCCAAACCACGCCCACCCGTGAGTGCGGTGTATTTTCTCCTCCCGAGAATGTATAATGGACGTTCTTCTCGCTATTTTGTGTGTGCTCGCACTTCTTCTCCTGTTTGTCGGTCAACGCGAAGGATTTACTGGAGACTGCGGAACCGATGGATCGGCACCTCCTGCTTCATGGGGAGTTCTGACGCCTCCGATGAGAGTCTACACTCAAACTGAATGCGAGACGAACCACAATGGAACCTGGTACGATGCAGGTAAAGGGGATGGTCTTGGATTCTGTATTCGCCGACAATCGGGGGAGATAACGTACTATGACTTTTCAAAAGATTGTGCCTTCTTGAACACTACTCCTGCGCCCCCTGCAGCACCTGCGGCACCTGCAGTCCCCCCTGCCCCGGCAGTGACCTCGATGACTGCACCGCTTCCTGCTGCAATGCCGACCCCGACAGGTGGAAATACAATTACGTCGTTACCCATTCCAGGCATGCCGTCTCTTGCACCTCAAGCAGCAGGTGTCATGACATCCACGCCGGTCGGTGCACCTCTTGGAAGCGGATCGCCGCATGGAATCTTGCTTACGATAGTCTGAAATTGTATTTCGTAAGAACAATGAAGGTATCCATCTTGATAGGACTTTTACTTGTTCTTCTTGTTTTATGGACACTTCGACGTCCCGAGTTTTTCCAGGACACAGACAGGATCAAGGGTCCGCCGTACAGTCCTGCAGATGCAGCTGCAATTGTTGCACTCATGCCATCGACGATGAAGACGACCTTAGAAACGCAAAAGGGGTCGAGCGATCCTCTTCGACTTATTGATGGATTGATCACGCAATTGTTTACACAATTTTGGCAACAAAAGTACCAACCTGCATCCACTGCACTTACGTCGTCAACTGTTGACATTTTCTTGGACAATGCTACTGTGACTCCGCTGACAAAGGCAGATGTCAAGACACTCATGGTTGCCTATTTCGTATCCCAACCACGCGGCGCAGCAAATGTAGCGCAGAGCGCTTCGCAAATTGCAGCGGCAGCGGAATCAGCGGGTGTCGCCGAAGCGAGTGGGTACAATGATATACTTGAAGCGCTCGGACAGGGTGCTGGATACGGCAGTGGACCCGCTGGAGGCAGTGGGGGCAGTGGAGGTACCGGAGGCACCGGAGGCACGGGAAGCAGCGGCAGCGGAAGCGGCAGTGGCAGTGGCAGTGGCAGCGGAAGTGGGACCAGCGGTGCAAGCGGAGGTACCGGAACCAGCGGCGCGAGCGGAGGCGGCGCGAGCAGCGGGTCGCAGTTCGATCAGTCAGCAACCCCTGGAAATGTCATGCCGGTCGGAGGACCTGTTCGACCTGCATTCGCTGGACCTCAAACCAATATCGTAGCGAGCACTCCATTGGTCTACCCCGACCTTATTGGACCCGGCGGCGGGGGGTCAAGTTCGCTAGGACCTGCCGGCGCACCTGCCGGAGGACCTCCAGGTGGAACGTGGAGCGGTCAATCTACATTTGATTTTAATCTGTTTTCTGCATCGCAAGTTCCTGGAGATCAGGATCTTATACAAAATCCTTATCTGCAATCCGCTACATATTCTGCGAGCATCTATTCGGCCAAAAACGAACCCGTTCCATATTTGGCAGATTTCTCGGCATTCATGAGATAAAGAATGTTCGGACTCCGCAATCAATCTGGAAGCTGCTGGGTGAACGCAACGATTCAGGCAGTGTTCCGCATCCCCGAGGTTCAGACGCGATACATCAATGCCGAACTTGAGACTACAAACCCAGTCGATTCGAGTCTACACGAGATTTGGTCATCCAATGGAGAGGAAGGACTGAAGGACTTCTATGCGTGTGTCAAGACCGCAGTCATGCCTGCAGGCGAGGGCATCGGCGACTCGCACGAACTTCTCGCATTCCTTTGCGATAAACTTCCATACCTCGACTCGCTTCTGCGGTTCAAGGTAGGAAACAAGGTTGCGTGTACTTCGTGTACCCACGCAGAGACAGTTGTGGATTCGCTCATTGAGTTTTCCATCAGTCCACCCATGAAGAACCAGACGCTTATTGAGAGCATTCAGCAGGCAGTGACGCCTACCGAGATTCCGGACTGGACATGCGAAAAGTGCTCCAAAAAGGGATGCAAGAAGCAACTGCTCATGTCGACCTTTCCAACTCTCTTTGTATTTCATGTAACCTCTCTCAAGTCATCTGTCACCTACTCGCCCATCGTGGTTCTCAATGGATTCAAGTACGGACTGATTGCAGTCGTTTGCTGGAACGGTGGGCACTGGTGGACATACGGACGTACACTGGGTGGAGACTGGATCGAGTACGACGACTCCAATGTCCGCAACCACGGGAAGACAAAGTTCCCCTTGTCGAACAATGTGCGTTTGCTGTTCTATTATCGCATCAAGGAGTAAGAGAAAGAATGTCTACAGGTGCGACAGGTTCTTCGCCCACAGGTGCGACCGGGTCCACCGGGTCCACTGGTCCCACTCCTACACTTTTTGGTGTATCGCCCGAAGCAGTTCTAGGTCTGTCACTTGCGGTTGTAGGTCTCGTCAGTCTTTTTATCTTTTTCACCACTGGATCCGCTATCGTTGTCTTTATTTTTATCCTACTGGGTGTTCTTCTCTTTCTTGTTGCCCTCCGATATGGACTCGTAGTCCTTCCACTCCAAACTGCATCGTCTGCGCCCCCAGCTCCGGCGTTCGGTTCGCAATCTGGAAGTGTACTTGGCGAAAAGGGAAGCGAAGTGTTCCACGTTGCAGACAATAAGTTTACGTATGAAGATGCGCCTGCAGTCTGTGCAGCATACGGATCTCAACTTGCAACCCTTGATCAGATCATTCTTGCATACAATGCCGGTGCAGAGTGGTGCGGGTACGGATGGTCTGAGGGCGGAATGGCATTGTACCCCACGCAAAAGGGAACGTGGGACTTATTGCAAAAGGAACAAGATCCTGCGCGTCGCACTGCATGCGGTCGTCCTGGTGTGAATGGCGGATATTTTGATGTAAATAGCAAGTTTGGTGTCAATTGCTTCGGATTCAAACCGGATGGAGATCTGTCCTTCCCTCGTCCACTGCCTGGAACAGACCCGACTCTGTTTGCCGCTGCAGTTGCAAGGTTTCAAGCACTCCTCAAGACCTTTACACTCAACCCGTACAATCGCAACGAGTGGTCCGGGTCGACAGTCAATCAAGTCTCTTCCTACGGCAAGAACTTTACACAGGCAGTGATAGGAGAGTTCTTTACGAATTACGGAGTTGTCGAGCATGCAACTGGAGATATCGCATACGAAAACGTGCCCGGCGGAGGTAGTTCGCTTGGGTCGCCTTTAGGATTGATGGGTGCAGTGGGCGCAACGGGTCCGCAAGGACCTGCGGGAACTGGAGGGTACACGGGTCCCCCGGGGGCGGCGAGCACAGTACCCGGACCTGCAGGTCCACCTGGAACTCAGGGGTTACAGGGTCCCACAGGCGCTCCGTCCAATGTGCAAGGACCGACTGGACCCCCAGGACCCACGGGGAAGGGAACACCGGGGGAAACTGGATCCCCTGGAGCACCGGGAGCACCGGGAGCACCGGGAGCAACTGGAGCACCGGGAGCACCGGGGGCACCGGGAGCACCGGGGGCACCGGGTCCACCTGGAAAAGACGGGGTGGGAGGCGGAGGCGGAGGGATTATAAGCGCAGAGTATATAGTGGAGGATAATCCTGCTATCAAGAGCAATTTTACAGGTCTTATGAGCTTGTGGGTTCATAGTGGGCGCCGCAAGATAGATGGAGAACTATGGACATACAAACAAGTAGGCGACCCTGCGTACGGAAGGGAAAAAGTTATCGTAGTGTATGCAGAAAATACCGCCGGACAAGAGACTCGATTTACATTCAACGACGTGCCAAATTGGGATTTCGGCGCTGTCACCGATTACGTTAAGGGAGCGTCTCCTCGCCCACCCGACCAGTGGATTCTTGAATAATGATTACAACTGAAAATCGGCAAAGTAGACGGTCAAGCAATATGCCACGACACTGAATAGGTACACCCATGTCCACACTGGGAATATCGTTGCCTCTCGATCACCCGTTCCAAATGGACGAACACGACCTTCGCGACCAAACGCGACAGTCGGTTTGATGTAGAGAAAGGCAGACATGAAAAAGAGGTAGAAGGACACCATCCAGATCCGATGATTTTTCCGTGTGAACGCCTCCATTATCAAATCCCAACGAAAAACAATGAGTACTGCCGCCGACTACATCTTGCCGAATCGCAAAGCATTTGCCGATTCAATTACTCGAATCTTTCTCAAGTACAGAAAAGAAGACCGAGATCCCCTGTCCGAAGACAAGGATGTCGACCTGTGTCTGAATCAAACAAGTGCCCGTGAATTGTTTCCCTACCAAAAACTGATTCGAGACTACATGATGATCGAAACACCTTACCGGGGAATTTTATTGTATCACGGTCTCGGGTCCGGCAAAACATGCTCGTCGATTGCCATTGCCGAATCGCTTGTCTCCAAATCTCGCGTCGTGGTCATGACGCCGGCAAGTCTGCGCGCAAACTACAAGAACGAATTTCAGACATGTCCACTCTACACTGAACAGCACTGGCGGGTACGTGAAGTCAGTTCCGCAGACCGTGCCGATGAAGGGAAATCGTTAGGGATCTCGGATGCATTTCTTGAAAAACATGGCAAATTCTATACGACAATGCCCAGACAACCGGCAAATTTCACAACACTTTCGAAAGTGGATCAAGACCTCATTCGTCAACAAATTGATGATGTTCTTACAGGTCGCTTTACATTCGTCAATTACAATGGATTGACACGCACTGCAGTTGCTGCACTTCTCCCCGAAGACGGACCTAATCCGTACGACGATTCCATTGTCATTATCGACGAAGTACACAACTTCATCTCCCGCATTGCCGATAAGGAAGGTGTCATCTTGCCGGTGTACAATGCAATTTATCGCGCCAAGTCCTGCAAAGTCGTGGTCTTGTCGGGCACTCCCGTGATTAATCGTCCCAACGAAATTGCGTACCTTATGAATTTATTGCGCGGACCCATTGAACGAATCACAATTCCATTCAAGACAATACAAGGATGGGATGAAGCGAAAATGACCGCAACCCTTCATGAACTTCGTGACATTGATACAGTCGAATTCAATGCAGTGAAAAAGGTTGTGATGGTCACCCGCAATCCACCGCACTTTTCTACAGTCTACAACAATACCGGTCAGCGTGTTGCCGTGCAATACAATAAAGATTTACCCTGGATCCCTTTGCCCATCGATTGGGTCAAGTCGTTCAAAACCACCTTTGACACGGCAAATGGCAGCGACATTGCCCTTGAACGGATTGTGTCTGAAGACCTTGAGTGTCTTCCGTCCAAATATGAAGAGTTTGCGGATTTGTTTCTAGATGGTCTGACCATAAAGAACCCGATGCTCTTGCAACGGCGCATCCAAGGTCTTGTTTCGTATTTCAAGGGCGCAGACGAACGCCTCATTCCCCGCAGAGTCGACGACGACAAGATGCTTGAAAAGGTTCCAATGTCCTCAGAACAATTCACAACCTACCTCGATGCCCGCAACAGGGAAATGATCAAACCCACCTCTGCGGCAAACAAACTAAAGGATGAAATGAAGTCATTCCGTGTCAAGTCCCGCCTACTTTGCAACTTCTTGGTTCCCCCTGAACTCAAGGTCCCTGCAGTCGATGACGATGCGGCAAGTGAAGACTCGGTCCCCGACCATCCCGATGCATTAACTGCCCTGCGGACCCAATCTGCAAAGTACTTGACACTGAAATCGCTTGACATCTACAGTCCTAAACTCAAACGACTCTTTGAAAATCTGTCCATTGGAGATGGCGCAGAGTGGCAAAATCAGTTTGTGTATTCTCAGTACAGATCGCTTGAAGGTCTTGGTGTCTTTGCCGCAATTTTAGATGCAAATGGATGGCAACCGTACAAGATCATTAATCAAAATGGACAATGGATTGAAGACCCTGCATTGTCGAACAAACCCGCATATGCATTTTACACGGGAGAGGAAAAGGTTGAGGAGCGTGAACTGTCTCGTCAAATCTTTAACGGACGATATGAAGCAAAGTTTCCCGAGTCCTTGAAAACAAGCATTGCTGCACGGGGAAAGAAATTGCTTTGTCTCCTGATGGCATCGAGCAGTGGTGCTGAAGGTATCACGTTAGCAAATGTGCGTCATGTACACATTATGGAACCCCACTGGACCCCGGCGCGCCACGATCAAGTCATTGGTCGTGCGGTTCGTATCTGCTCCCATGCCACACTTCCCGTTGAATCACGCACAGTACGTGTGAGTATCTACATGAGTGTATTCAGTCCAGAACAACTCAAGACATCGGAAGGACCGAACATTGCCCGTGTCCGTCGTGCCGACACATCGAAAAAGAGATACGAAGGCGGTTCGCCGGTAGACATGTTCATGTCCACAGATGAATACCTGTATGAGGCAGCGTTTGAAAAGGATGTGATCAATCAGAGACTTGGATTTTTATTAAAACAATCCGCAGTTGATTGCGAAATTCACAGGAAACTCCACAGTCGAGAGAAGAATGTAATTTCATGCATGCGCTTCGATAGCGGAGTCACTGGAGAAGATCTCGCATTCAATCCTGCAATCAAGACCGATCCATCGGATGCATCGTATCTGCGAAACATGGACAGAAAACGCCGCAGACTCCAGCAAGTGACCATTAAGGATCTGCTCTTCTTGTATGACGCAGACAGTCGGGAACTCTTTGATGTATCTGCCTTTGCAGACAATCAGCGCCTGATTCGCATTGGTGTTATTGAATCGGAAGGCAGAGTCCGTTACGCACTTGCATGGTGAAGGATATCCTGCAGAAATCCAGCGCATACCGTTTTCCATGTCATGAAGGTGTGTTCCCGAATCTTCTCACGACGAGTCGCCAGATTCTTTACGGCAGACTCCATTGCATTTGCAGTGTCTTCAGGCGAAAAGGTAGGCGCAGACAATCCAAGCGGCATAGATCCCGGGAAATAGACGTCAATGTCGCACCTAGGAATAAAATCGGTCACGCTCTCGTTCAAGAAGGAACGGTAACTGCCTACATCCGTCACAACTTGAGGCGCGCCCGTATACAGGTGCTCAAGTTGACACAGACCGAACCCCTCTCCATCACTTGTATTGATCCCAATGTCGGTCAGATTGTAAATCTGATTAATGATGTCATCCGGCAGCGTATTCGGCGGCGTCGTATCCACAATCATAAGACGGGTCTTGAAGTCATCGAACGGAAGATTTGCACGCTTCAGTTGATCCACATAGATTCGATGAAGGTCGTAATATGCACCTGCCTGCGGACCGGTGACGGTTACACACATGAGATACAGGGGCAAGGTTGGATTCTTTGCAAGAAGACGAACGAATCCGATCAACATTGTGTCCAGACGCTTCCGTTGACTGTTACGATTTGCATTCAAGAACACGATCGAGTCCGGTGCGATTTTCTGAGATGTGCGCAAGGTCATTCGCGTACTCTGCGGCATGTTCGAAAAGACAGTCGGATCCACGGCATGCTCAATGATTCCAATCTCCTTTGTAATTCCATATGTCTTGAAGACACGTGCCCACTCCTCCGTAAAACAGTAAATCTTGTCCGAACAGTCGCGAATCTTGTCGACCAGAGGTTGAGCAATGCCCGTGTACACTTGGTCCACATATGTCCAAACCTTGTACCTCGGAGGAGTCTCGCTCACCTTCATTGCGTCCAGAAACTTGCAAATGACGAGAGGGTCATTGTAGATCATTACAATGTCCGGGTTGACCATGTCCAGATACTCATGAATCTTATTGAACCCAAATCCCTCTTCCTTCGGGTCCTCATTTGCACCGGCATCGTACAAGACAACGCCCTCCGGTGCCTTACGAACTGACTTTCGATCCGGATGCCGCTGAAACCCAAAGTGGTACGTCTTGACCCTAGGTGCAAGTGTCGCGAGTTGCGACAGCAGATTGAAACTCACCTTGGAGTACCCTGTCGTCTGGTCCACGTGAGTCGATATCAGTACAAACCTCATTGAGTAGATTCTTTCACCTCTCTATAAATCAAAGATGTCACAGATTAATTCGGTCCAGGATTTCCTTACGCAGAGAAAGAGACAGATTGTTGCTGCGACTTTTAAATCGAATCCGCCTCCCGCTCACCGGCGGTACAATTACGTGTACACTGCGGTCAGTGGAAACAAGGCAATGCAGTTTGAACGCAAGTTTGTGCCCGGTCAAGTCTACAATACAAATCTTGTTGCTCTCGGACCTGTTCAATACACCAACCTCTGTTGTTTGCCGGTTGGAACAACATCTCCGTAAGTAATATAAAATGGGTGGAACTCAATCTTCGCAACCTGCACCTGCACCTGCACCTGGTGCACCTGCACCCGTACAGCAATCGAGTTGGTGGAACCCCTTTTCTGCCGCACCTGCTCCGCCTGCTCCGCCCGCTCGTCCGCAACAGCAGTATGGACCGCCGTACGGCGGTCGCAGGCGCCGTAGTCGTCGCGCCAAGAGACGGTCTCGTCACCGCCGCCGGGTGTAACGACGTCTACGCCTACGAGTTTTCCGACCACCCTTTGGAGGGTCTAAAACATCATTGATCTTGGCAACACACGCATCGTACGAAAGACCGGACACATCGACGATTCGAAATCCTGCGAAACGATACATTTTGAGATCTGCCTCTGTCGGGGTCCCCATTTTAAACGGGGCATCTTGAAACACTGCATCTGGAAACATCTCCTTGAATTTCCCTTGCAGGTACTCGTAGAGTTCTAGATGATTGCAGTACCCTTCTGCCTTTTCCGAGCGGGCACGCAACCAATATTGCAGATATGTGCCCGATTGAAGATTGAATCGCATAGTGCCACCTACCTTCATGAGTTCACCGCCATTGTGTATAGTCGTTGCCCCCACTCGAAATGCAATTGCGCCGTGTTTCGTACCGATTTCAAATGCATCCCGTACCGGACACGCTACAAACTGCTTTTCGCCTCCGTCTTTCGAAAACACAATCCATGTGTAGACACCGTCCGGGGCACCCCGTATATCGTCTATACTCAAGAGCGGAATCTTATCAAGAAAAATCTTAAATATATGATTCCCTATCGGAGGAAGAACCGCAACCGTTTTGTCAGGCACCCTCTGCATATTGATTTTGCATGGGCGGTGGAGGTCGTAGGTTCGAGGGTCAAAGGGTTCGTACGGATACCCACGCTCGTAGATCTCGTCGCACCCCCTGCCCTTTCGCTCTTCAGGAAGTTTGCCTCTATGTAGGAAATCATCCGGATCCTCGACAGGAGGAAGCGCTCCGTTTCCTGCCATGAAGGATTTACTTGGTTCTTTATGTAGAGAAAGAATCAAATGCCCGGTGCATTGATGCAACTTGCGGCCGAGGGTGCACAAAACGAATTAGTGAATGGAAATCCGTCCATGACCCACTTTCGCACCGTATATCGTCGGCACACGAACTTTGCCATGGAACATATTCGTCTTACATTCACCGCATCTCATCTCGAATTTGACGCGACAAGCACGAAGACCTTTTCATGCCGCATCGATCGGTATGGACAACTTGTGAATGACTGTTACTTGGTGATTACCCTGCCTGATATATGGTCACCTCTGAAAACTGTAACCACTGCACCTCCTGGATACGACGAACGATGCAATGCAATCGGGTACGAATTTCAGTGGATCAAGAACATTGGATACAATTTAATTGATCGCATCGAAGTCACTGCGAATGGTCAAGTTCTTCAAACCATGACCGGTGAGTTCATGAAACTGTATTCGCATCTTACACACGACCAGACGAAGCGAGGGATTGTTGACAAGATGGTTGGACACGTCAAGGAAATGCACGACCCTGCAAATGCCTTTGACCGAAATGGACAATATCCCCACGCAGTTGCGGTCCAAAGTCCGGTAGGTCTTGCCCTGCCCATGACAACGGTGCCTGAACCCTCGATCCGATCTCGTCAACTTATTGTGCCCCTTCACTTTTGGTTTTGCGAGAATGCCGGGACTGCTCTGCCCTTAGTCTCGATGCAAAACACAGACGTTTTCATCAATGTTGTGCTCAGACCGATCGTACATTTGTACACAATTATCGATACAAACCCTTTGAGTACCACCTTTGGAAGACGCATTCGTCCCGATGCATCTGCATTGTCGACGTTCTTGAGTCCGCCGATTCTGAATGGAACGCCGTCAAACCCGACATTGACCACCTTTTTCCCAGATCCGTACATTGATGCAAATTTCATTTCCTTGACTGAAATGGAACTGAACCAGTTGGCACGTGCAGACCAAACAGTCTTGATGAAAGAAGTTGTCTTTATCGGAAGTGAAAATCAATTCGGTCCCAACACCGAACTGGTTCTTCCAGCACGAAACCTGGTGACGCGGATCCTGTTCAATGCACGTCGTTCAGACAAGGAAGCAAAGAATGACTGGGACAATTACACGAATTGGGACGATTCTGGTCGCGCACCCTTTACTGCAATCAGCTCGAATGTAGGCACGGTCCTGTATTCCAGTGGACAGTATCAAGTGAGTTCCGTGTCTCCCCGAGATGCCGTGGTGGACAGTGTTTTACTCTTTAACGGACTTGAACGCTTCTACACAAAACCCAATCAATATTTTTCATTGTTGCAGTCGTATCGACACACAACTGGACCCAGTTTGCCCGGTGCGTACATGTACTCCTTTGCCCTCAACAATGACCAGTATCAACCGAGCGGTTCAGTGAATGCCAGTAAATTCGACAAGATTACCTTGCGCATGACACTGCAGCAACCCTTGCCGGCAGCACTGTCGAATGGACAGGTCCAGGTGTGCGTCTTGCGATCCACTGTATTTAACCAGAACCCAACTGTGATTCCCCCTGGAAACGTTGGATTGTTTGATCCGTCTGAGGTTGTCACAGTGATCCAAAACACTCAAAACGGTGCAATCTTGTTTACCTATACGTACAATGTGGGCGTCTACATTGAGTCGTACAATTTCTTGCGAATCGTAAGTGGTCTCGCAAATCTCGTGTTTGCGTCTTAACAATGGCAACTGGAGCGACAGGAACCGTACCACCACCTCCTTTACCGCCCACTACACCTGCAGGATACGTTCTTCCCGTAACTCCAGGTCCCGAACACATTCCTCCGTCTGGACCTGCATCGTCGATTACAAAGGCAACGCTAAAGACTGCCAAAGATTCTGTAGATGTGCTTGATCAAATTCCACCCTTGTGTGGAGGATCCGTAACGTTCCCAGTCATGCCAATTTACACGGCAACACGTGCCAAAAAAGTGCTGACAACTACACCCGAAGATGACACTGTACGCGGATTTCCAGTTGTTCAACTGGAGATTGTATACGTAGACAAGGACGGTACGCATACCGATGAATATGCCTTAAAGGAAACGGTCACCATCGGAGAGTACACTACACTTGGACAAATCCAATGTACTCCTCAAACTCTGGTATGGAAAGCAAGTTTGTATGCATCGTACGGTGTTCTTGGATTTCTCGTGATTCTGATGTTCTTGACGAACATGGTCTATTCTTGGAAATTGTGGGATGGATATTCGGCAAACCGGAAAACAATTGATCCGAACAATGAAGTGGGGATGTCGTATATCGTATCCACATTTGTCAAGTGGACTGCAAGTCCCGTGACAAAGTTTATTGCCGTTATCATTGCTGCACTTGCACCCATTCCATCCGCATTCTTGAATGCAGTCTTTACAACAACAGTGGGGTATCTCGAACCTCCTCAACGAAGCATGCTTCCAACATCGGTCGGATCGTAGACTTGCGGGCGGTAATTGGTAATGAGCGGAGGGCGGTGAGAGGCACGCGCACTTTGCTTCACCCACGACACAAAGAGATACTTTTCATTCACGGGCCACACCATAAATCCCGAGTCCGTGAGTGTCTTGACCAAGTACTCTCGCGCTTCGGACAATTGAAACAGTGGGTATCCGAATACAAATGTAGGTATTTCAAAGACGACGTACGGCGCATTTGGGGAATGAATTGCTTGTTTCCGGATTTGCCCGTATAACTGAGAAAGTACGGGCCTCATTGCCGACATGCGTTTTTCACGGCGTTCTTCTTGTTCTGTCCATACATCACGTGCTTTCAGCATGCCCTTACTTGTCAGATACAATAGAATGTATCGATCCATTGCGCTTGGAGGTGGAGGATCAAGGGGAGGATTGCTTGTTGGTGCACTGACTGCCCTCGAAGAAGAAATGGGACATTTGCGGTTTCCAGATGGAATCTACGGATGTTCAGTTGGATCGATCACTGCAGTTGGGTTGGGGTGCGGTATGAATTCTGCACAACTCAATGCTTTTTTTCGTGATCCAGAATTGACAATCTCAGGTGTCTTGCCGCCGTTACGACTGAAACATCTGAATGAACTCTCTATAAAAAAGGGTCTGTTCCCGATGGACGAATGGTGTGCAAAACTGGAAGAGTGTTTTGAGCGACACGGGTTCCCGATTCGCGGAAAGACGTTGGGTCAACTTTCTCAACCTGTCAAACTTCTTGCGTCGAACATGACAACACTGAAACCTGTCTTGTTTTCGGACACTGTCCAGGTGATTGATGGACTCCGATGCTCATGCTGTTTGCCGTTCCTCTTTCAACCGCAAGTGGTGTACAACAATGTCTACATTGATGGTGGAGTCTTTACACCCTGCATTGCCGATATTGTCCCACCCACTTGCTTGACACTGCACATTACTGCACGACCGGTTCCGATTTATCCATCTACGTTGGAGACTGTGTCGTATGGGCAAACACTGTACACGTTATGGTACAGTTTCTTTATGCAACATGACCTGAGTCGGTTCAAGAATTTAGTTTGGTTGGACGACGACACGGTCAATATTTTAACCGAAACAACGCCTGCCGATAAGGAGTCGATGTTTCAGAATGGGCACTCGCAAATGGTACGGTTTATTTCGAAACGCAAGTAGTTACGAACGCCTGCGTCCCCGGGTCTTCTTGCGTTTGGAGCGTGTACGACGGGTCCGGCGCCGTCCGCCTTTAGGAGCTTGAGGGTCGAGTTGCTCGGAAGGACTTGGCGGGGCAACGGGTCCAGGAGGACTTCCAGCAGCGTTAGCAGCAATTGCACTGCTCACTGCAGACGGGCGTTCAGGCGACCCCGGATCTGGTCCTGGATTCAGAAGGCGCCGTATACGAAGGTCGCCTGTAGACGAATACGCCGTAGCGCCCTTGTTGTCTTTCATACTCGTCTTCGCACCTGCTTGAACTAAACGTTGAGCTACGTCGAAGTTATTCACTGCGGCAGCATAGTGGAGTGCGGTTTTTCCGATACTATTCTGATTATTGACCAGATCCATCGATTGTGTGAGTATTCGATTAATAATCTCTATCGGTTGGTTTGCTATAACTGCGACGATCAGTAGAGTTGAACCCGCGAAATCAGCATAAGGTGAAGAAGGCGTGGGATTTTCGAATGTAATACGAGTACAGCGTCCAAGCAATTCGTTTATTATGGCAGCATGCGTTCCGGTACCATCGTCTTGTAACATTGCAAGTGCAAGCGCGGACATATCCTCATACGCTGTATCCGGAGACATGCGCTTTACATTCAGTAAATGGAGTACGACCCCTGTACGGTTCCAAGAGGCAGCATGCGAGAATATACGGTCTAAATTTGTACCGTCCGGGAGTGCATCGAGTGCAGCGTTAATCTCCTGGTCGGACTTGCCGCGGTCACTAATCATATTCACAATTGCCGCTGCCATTGTACTCTTTCAATATTTAACTCCGCGATGTCTACGAGACTTGCGCTTCGACCGCTTACGACGAGTCCGGCGCCGTCCGCCCGCTTGAGGGTCAGAAGGACTTCCTATATACGGAGGACTCGCAGGAGACGCGGGACTTCCTCCAGCACCTGCACCAGGACCACGTGGCGGAGATCCTGGAGGTGCTGGATTGAGCGCACTATCTAGAAGTGCCCGTATTTCTATACCAATCGGTCCAGGCGACGTTACTGTATCCCGCGGAGTCTTGTCGACATTATCGCGTACAGTGACATCTGCACCTAAACGAATAAGTTCCCTAACCATCTCTACATTGCCACTTGCTGCTACGTGAAGTGCAGTCTCTCCTGCAGCACTCTGTATGTTGATCAGATCAGGTACCTTTTCGCATAACGATCTAACAATGGGGATCGTGTCGAACTTTTGCGATGCCCATCTTGATGATAGATAATGAAGGATAGTTGCACGCTCATTTAGTGGGTTGCCCGTTCGCAGTCTAAACTTGATTGTGTCCGGATTCACCTTTTCAACTAAATATAGGAACATCTGGGTCAGTCGCTCTTTCGGAACACCGAAATGTGTTGTAAGAATGACGTAGAGTACTGGTGTAGGTGCCAGATCCGGTTTTATCTCGACTTTACCATCTTTCATCTCGAAGTGCCGTCTATGCAGATGGTTGGGGTCGACGCGCTTGTCTTCTATCAAAAACCTAACAAGGTCAAGGTGTCCCGTTTCAATCGCAGCAAAAAGCAACACCTGGAACTGCTCTGGAGGAAACGCAGTGAGTCTGATTTGCTCTTTCATACGCTCTGTATTTAAGGGTGCGGCGCCGGGTTCGGTGCTCAGAAATAGCTGTTTTGCGAAATTTGCAACTGCCCCGGGAACAGCATCTGCCATCTTGTTTTCAAACGATATCTTATTTCTCTTCCCCAAGTGACTCGGTCAAAAAGGCGGTCAATCCCTCATGCGTGATCTGTCCAGTGTACTCTCGCAGACCACCCGACGTTTCTAACTTGACATTGGGATACGACTTGATATCGTATTGCGTACACATATCCTTCTGTTCTTCACAATCAATCTTTTTGACAGTCACCGTTGTGGATCCATACGTTGCCGTAGACGGCAGTTTGTCCCATTCGGGCAATGCCTTCTTCGAGAATCCACACCAATTCGTATAAAACATATACAGTGTCGCAGTTCCGGGCAGCGTCTCCTTCACTGCAGGCATAAGCATAGGTTTCCACCAGACTCGATAGACAATTAAGGCAACGAGGATGACTCCGAGGATGAGGATTGCTTGCTGCATTGTTGAAAGAGATGGGAAATTTTGCGCTGTCGTTCAAACCAAAGGCGGTAGGCAGTTGCAGCATCCACTCCTTCTTTCATCTGAATCCACGCAACGTCTGTTGTCATGCGCTCAGGTTCATACGGTCTAGGATGAATTGTAAACCACTTGCCACGATACCTCACGAGCATAGTTCTATGCTGCACGCGTGGGGTAAATGGAAAAAGTAAATAAGTAAGGTGTGTGTGCGTCTCTAGAAGCGGGATCCGATATCGAAGAGTGCGCCATTGTGCTCGCCAACCGGTGCACTCGTGTAGTTCAGCATACCACCCCGACTGTCGACTGACTCTGCCTCCCAGTTGTCGTGCATCTGTGACGCGAGGTACTCCAACTCCTCCTCGGACAGGATCTTCTTGACTCGGATCTTGCGCTTGACTGTCGTCCATCCCTTGAGGTCATCCTCCATGAACGGTTCACAGTGGCATGGATAGTCATCCAGTCCATTCGGCATGCGCGCCTGGTATGCTGGGTTCGTCTTGCACTCCTTGAGGGCATGGATGTAGTCTGCGCGCAGGCGGGCGTTGGTGGGGTAGCGGATCATTGCAAGGGTCTCCATGGTGTTCGTGGTCGTCATTTCTGCTGATAGATTGATTTATTTCTAAATTCCAGATTTCGTTTTTGCGATTCTGCGTTGCGTCGACACTCGAGGTTTGCGTCCGCACTTAAATCTCTTTAGGGTCCGTCCGCGTTTTTGAAGGACTGACTTGACGCAAATGGCAATTGCTGCCTGTTCTTTTGTCGACCCAGGACGTGCCTTCACGGTTTTGCGCACAGACTTGATACATTTGCAAAGTGCCCTTGCCCGCGACCCGCCCTTTGCCGGAGTATTGTCAACAGGTTTCGGGTCCTCTTCCTTCGGTGTCGGTTTCTGCACACCTTCAGGTGGTTTGTTCGTAAAGGTTATCGGGGGAGGCGGGGGTGGAGAGTCGGGCGGTGGAGGCGGTACCCGTCCACTCATTTACTTTCTAGTCCGGCGAATCTTACGGTGGCGTCTGTGGCGACGCCGGGTACGACCTCCGCGCAACGCCTTTATCGTCAATCTTGCCTGCTCATCTGGGGACAGTATCTTGGTCGCGGTGGGTTTGAGCGTGCCTTCAGGTGCCTTTGTCACGAACCCCTTGATGCCAAAGTTCGGATCCTTCGCCTCTTCTTCTGGGATTGTCGGTTGCCTATACTTTTTAAATATACCAACTGCCTTGCTATTTGGTTGACTTGCCATTTGTTCAATTGATGTGAAGAATATATCCACACAAAGAATAAACAAATGGGTGGCGGTCTTCTCCAACTCGTTGCATACGGCGCTCAAGATGCCTACATCACTGGAAATCCTCACATTACCTTCTGGAAGGTCATGTACAAGCGTCACACGAACTTTGCCATGGAGGCAATGCGTGTCAACTTTACAGGTGCGCCGTCGTTCGGCCAACGCGTCGTTGCTGTCGTAAACCGCAACGCTGACCTGCTGTACCGCACCTACCTCGAGGTGACACTGCCCGATACCCGCACGGCATCCGCCGCCGGTGGTGTCGTCAACTGGACGCAGGGTGCCCAGCGTCGTCTCGGATACTTAATGATCCAACAGATTGAGGTTGAAATCGGTGGTCAAGTCATGGACCGTCAGTACGGAGAGTGGATGTACCTGTGGGAGACGTTAAGCGCGCCGTACGACCAGAGCGTCAAGTTGGATGCCATGCTCGGCGGTGACCAGGGTGGTCGTCCCTCGACCCTGACGTCCTGCAACGGTCGCCCGAATGTGCTCTACATTCCGCTGTCCTTCTGGTTCTGCCGCAACCCGGGACTTGCGCTTCCGCTCATTGCCCTCCAGTACCACGAGGTCCACTTTAACCTGATCTTCCGCAAGGAACTTGATTTAGTGTCGGGCACTGCCGGTGTTGCCGGAACCATCTCGGCGGCGGCCGCAGCGCTGCCGGAACCCAAGGAGGCGTCCCTGTACATTGACTACATCTACCTGGATACGGATGAGCGTCGTCGCTTTGCCCAGCAGTCGCACGAGTACCTGATCGACCAGTTGCAGTACTCCCTCCAGCAGACGCTCACGACTGCGAATGCCCGCATTGACCTGACGCTGAACCACCCGGTCAAGGAGTTGATCTGGGTGTTCCAGGATGTGCGCAAGACGGATTGCGCGAGCACGACCTCCATTGCCAATGGATACACGTCCCCCTTCTCGTACGACGACATTGTCGACCGCTGCCGTATCCAGATCAATGGACAGGACCGCTTCGATGAACGCTACGGCGACTACTTCTGGAAGGTTCAACCCTACCAGCACCACACGGGTGGCGCCTTCTGGCCCACGCGCAACTCCATCTCGGCAAACGCGACTGCAACTGCGAGTGCGACGACCAGCACGATTGCAGATACGGTCTTCACTGCGGGTACCACTACAGGTGTGTTCGTCCTTGGAATGTCCTTGACTGGAACGGGTGTTGTGCCCGGTACCCTGATTGTTGGGTACGGCAGCGGGTCGGGAGGTGCTGGAACGTACATTGTGAATATCGGACAGACCGTTACGTCGACAACGATCACCGGCACGATCCCCGACCACGCGTTCCCGGTTGCGAACCCGATCAACGTGTACTCGTTTGCCCTGCAACCCGAAGAGCACCAACCGTCGGGCACCTGCAACTTCTCCCGCATCGACACGGCGACCCTCGTGTTCGACAGCAAGACGAGCGGCGGCGCGGGCACGTTCCCGTCCAAGGCGTACCCGTACAACTTCCGCATGTACGCGGTCAACTACAATATCTTCCGCGTCATGTCTGGCATGGGCGGTCTTGCGTACTCGAACTAAGTTCAAGAGTATACAGATCTGGAATCGCAGATAACGCACTCACAATTGATGTCGTAATGCAAATGTGAAACCACATGTGACTTGACACGTAATCAAACATGCGGTAGGGATTGCAAAGACGCTCCGGGATTCGTCCCGAATAGAACAGAGATCCACCCACAACAACGAGTGCAGAGCAGAGCATAGACCACCTCGATGCCTCACGCTGGATCAGACTGTAATTGACAAGTGTGAGTGGAAGGGATGCGACTGAGGCATAATAGATCCCCCAGTTTCCGATCCCATCTTGACTCCGTCTTGCATTCAAGATACACCACGCACTAAACACTGTGATCAACCCCAACCCTGCATACAGCAGTATGGGACTGTGCACATAGAGTGCGATCGAGAACAGATCCAAGAAGAAATGCGAGTAATTCACTGCGATAATTCCAAGACAGTCGATAAACCACGCAAACCTGTACCATTTCGAATCGAGTATATACATTGTATGTGCAAACGTAGATGCCACACTTGTCAAGAATGCTCCAAGGTACCCTAACGTGATTCCGACTTGTAAGATTGTCGATGCACATGCGTACACTGGACGAGTCAAGTATGCGCATGCGAAATACACTGCACTCCAAAGATGCGTATGGATATTTAAGGTCTCGTTATGCCATGTAAAGATGGAGTACGCACACTCCCACGGCGTCGAATGGGTTAGCGGATTGCGATATCCAGTGAGAATAAAGGGTCGTACATTTCGTGGATCAATCTTCATTGGTATAGAGTCCAGTACGTGTCTTAAACCCGCGTATTCGGCGTGCACTCCCCGATTCCTAACGTCTGCTGCATCATAATCGGCGCAGGGTGTCCACGACCCGGACAGTCCACGTGCTCATGTCCTAAAATATGCCCCATCTCGTGCGAAACCATATACTGTCTGTACTCATGCAAATCCAATTTGCTTTCCGGGGCACCGTGCGACCACCGCATTGCATTGAGGTACATGCGTTTCCCCCCTAATTCCGCACAACTTAGGTTCCGCAGATCCTTGCCACACGCCTCATTAATTGTGGCAGGGGACGACAATCGGATTGCAATGCCACCCTCCTTGACACGCTTAAACGATTTCCCCCATCCATGGGGATCTTTGAGATAGAGTGACAACTCCTTCTCAAATTTTGCTTGGGGATACCGCACGTCTGGATCGACGACTGCAGTGTACTTGATTTGTTTCCTTGCTCTACGCGTGTGTCTACGGCGAGTGCCCATTGTTAGTCACTCAGGAAAAACGAAAACCGACTGAAGATAATGGGTGTCTCCTATTCTACAATGAAGTGTCCCTGTTGCAAAAAGAAGAGTCATCTTACATTCACATGCCGGTGTATGGGCATGTACTGCGTTACCTGTCGGACCCCAGAAGTTCACAAGTGTGCATACGTTGTCATGGAACCCATTGCCTTGCCCAAGGTTGTTGCCGTCAAGGTTGAAAAGATCTAATGACTAGACTAATGGAGAGGATCGACGCACTCATTGCGGACTTGCCAGATGACAATGCGCTCAAAACTCAAAATCAATTCGAAGTAGGACTTGAGTCTGTCAATCATGCATTGGATGTACTTGCCGAGTATCCCAAATTTAAAAAACGTGCAGGCGAGTTGAGAGATGAAATCAAGAACAATGGACTGTCGCCGGGTACACGGGACGCTGTACTGCGTATGTTGAATGCAGTCAAACTGGACCTTGCAGAGGGAGGACGGAGGCGGAAGACGCGGAGGCGGAAGACGCGGAGGCGGAAGACGGGTAAAACAACTTAATCACTTCCAGTAGTTCGGTATTTTTGTCTTCCTCGATGCGCGCAATTTGCGTTCGGATCTCGTCGACGAGACGTTCCAGTTTATCTACCATATCTACACCCTTTCCGTCAGGATTGAATCGTATAAATACCCACTTTCCACTATGAACCATGTAGAGGTCATCATATCGCAATTCCTCGTCTTTGGGGTCATACTCAGCGTGTGCATGCTCGTCAGTCTCGATACACAATAACGTAGCGCCAATAAGTTTTCGATGGTCAACGCGTCTTCTATGCGTACAATCACATCCGCCGGTCCAAATCGGTTTGTCATGAATGAACCCTTCAAACTCCTCGTTGATCGTGTTACGAACGCGCATTTCCTTCGTGTGCGTGTATACAACCTTACTTCGTACATCCGTTGGAAAGAGATGTTTGAAACACGTCGCACAATACCCGTCATATGCAGATCTACCTATTCGTGAATCTGGCCACGTGATACAGTTGGGACATAACGCGCTCCCTCCACAGTCTTTGCAGGTAGACTTGAATTTCCCGTGTTCGCAGATCTGACTCCCTCCACACTCCCTACACTGGTTTCTCCGTCTGTTGTGCTCACAAAACTCACTCCCTCCACACTCCCTACATCTATGCTTCCGGTTCCCGTGTTCACAAAACACGTTCCCCCCACATTCCTTGCAGTGGTACTTCTGTTTCCCATGTTTGCATAACTCACTCCCTCCACACTCCCTGCATCGATACTTCCGTTTCCCGTGCACACAAAACGCACTCCCCCCACATTCCTTGCAGTAGTACTTCTGTTTCCCGTGCTCGCATTTTACGTTGGGCATGTATTACATTCTAGTCCTTTTTTAGGGAGTGGTTCGTTTTTTGGTAAAAATGAAGTCTAAATTCTGAACATTTCTGTACATCATCCAAAATGACCTCGATTTGGGAAGAATTTCTCTCGAATCGCGACAATGCGCGCGTGTGG